ATCAATTTGGTTTGAGTATTGGGGCTTGACTTTTTGCTTAAGGTATGTTATGATAGAAGAATTTGATATCAATTTGATAGAAGGGGCTACTTTAATACCCCCAAGCTTAATTTATCTTTAATTTATCCTCAATTCTTGCTTCAATTCAAGGCTTCGCTTGATCTAACCCAAGTTTTAATACTTTAATACCCCCAAGCTTAATTTATCCTCAATTCTTGCTTCAATTCAAGGCTTCGCTTGATCTAACCCAAGTTTTAATACTTTAATACCCCCCAGCTTAATTCATCCTCAAATTGACTTTTAACTGTAGTAGGTGTCAAGATTTATTTCAGATGGCTCAAGATTTTACTGATATAATCCCGAATCATCTCTTCACCTCTTTCTTTGCTTTCAATGGTTATTGTATCAAATGTGGTTCTGTTGTATTCATACATATTGAAATCCTCCAATTTAGAGAAAGCTTTGAAATCACCAACTCTTTTGGGTTTGATGATGAAACTTCTGTAATTTTTGGCCCAGTCGGTTATTTCTAAGATCTTCAGTGATTTGTTGCCTTCCAGAAACTCAATTGAAACGAAGGCAATCTTCTTCAGATCATAGGGGTAATGTTCATCGTGTAATTGTATATCGAAATAACTTTTCCGTCTTTCTTCGTTCTTAATATCTGAAACAACAAAACGATCATAATCTATAGTATTGTTTTTTAACACATCTTTGATGATCTGGTGTATTTCTCCCTTACTGAACATAATACTATTTATTCTTTCTATATAACCTTTAATCCAATATACTTTAATACCCCCAGCTTAATTTATCTTTAATTCTTGATTCAATTCAATGCTTCGCTTGACCCACTACAAGCTTTGATACTTTTATAAGGACAAACAGACCTCATCCAAAATGGAATCAATCTTCTTTAACTTGGTGTATTTGATGCGTATTAACCTGTATTCATTCTGTTCCGCCCATTTGGTTTTGATTTGGTCATTCTTCTGTATCTTCTTTAGGTTCTCTACACCACCCCAATGTGGAACAGGCTTGTAGTGTTGTTTCCCGTCAAACTCAATTAGAATGTTGGTATCAGTTATATGGAAATCAAAAGGTAGGTGGTTGATGTTCTTACACGTTTCGAACTTCTTCTGTGATATGAATGATATGTCATGTTTAGTTAGATAGTTGGTAATAATTCTTTCTCCTCTCGAAACTCTACACAAAGGACATCCCGCACCGCTAAGATGGTTAGAAGATGAGCATTCAAACAACCCATGCTTAGGACATATTATTTGTATATTACTATAAGCATTTTTGTATTTGAAATCAGGATAGGAGAATTGACCATGAAGTTCATTGTATCTTTTAAGTTGATAGGTATCTTTGTCTATCACACTTTTGAAAGAAGGGGAACATCCATTTCTAAAAGAGTTAACAACCATATGGTGGAGTTCACCGCCATTCTCTAAATCTGCTATAGTTAACCTGTTTTTGACTGTATAGGGGGATACCAATTCATAGCGATCCTTATATAGTTTTACGAAAGACGTAAACATATCGATATTATACTTCCTTTTGTTGAATTTAGTTACCTTCTCAACCTTACAAGTAGGACAACCACACTTTTTGAGATGCACTTGTTCACGTTGTATAAAGTCTTTATCGTGGATAGGACATGTAATAGTAAGATGTTTACCGACTCCGTTATACACGGTCTTACTATAATCATAAGTGTCGCCATGCACCTCTTTAGCTTTACCTATCCAAAATGCAGTCTTGTCTTTAGCAGTTCGAATAATAGGTTTCCATGTTTTACGCTGTAATGAACATGCTACTTCTATGTGGACCAACCCATTATTATCAACCAGTTCTAATTTGTATTGGTCATTGGTATATCCTGTCAACAATTCAAATCTATCTTTGAGATGAGGGAAATGATGTTCAATAGAAAACTGTTTTCTTATAGCCATACACAAACAATAACCAGAAAAGAAAACCAACACAAGGTCTTTATTACATCAAAGGTCGAGTCACCATATTACCTTTGAATGGTATACCATAGACTGGTTCGATTCTTTCTGGTTTTAACATAGGATAACCGAACTTCATATCTCTAAACTCGAATCCTTTATAGTTTGTATCAACTCTATGCTTCTCTATATCCTCATTGAAATCTTCAATGGTTCTATATATCAAGGGTTCTCCTATTGTAACATATCCCACCAATGCTGCCCCGCCTTTAACACCAGTTCTTATAATACCAACTCTATGTCCTATTAAACTCTTAAGGGAATTGGTATTGCGAGTCTCTATAGTTTTGGTTCCATCTAATATCCAATCTGTCCAAGGAACAACCTTATCATTAATATGAACACCGACTCTTGCTTGTTGTTCATTGAAGAACTCCTTGAATTTGCCCATGATTCTATTTATACTTGTTAAAACAGAATGCTTGATGGCTTAACCTCAAGTCCATTCTCTTTTGCAAATGCTTTGGCTTCTTCTGTTGTTGCATCTTTCAACACTCTATCATTACCATGCTTCTGGTCTTTAGAGTATGCATCCCAGTTATATCTATTAGGACCATCGTCGTCAGGGGTTATATTGGTAAGCTTATAAGCAATGAGCCAATCCCTCTTAATACCATACTTGTTGATATACTCTGCGGAATGTTCATACTCGCCTCTTTCATGTTTAGCAATGGTGTCTGCGAGTTCCTGTTTACCCTTCCTCCATTTAGCATCAATTGCATTCATTTGTTTTTTGGTTATTTCTAGTAGCAGTGTATCAAACTTGGTCATGTTCTTATTTACCCTTACACGTTTATTAATAAATTCCCAAGTCAAGACCTTATTTAGTGAATTTAACGTCAACCCAAACCTCATCCTCTATTGAAAACAGTGTCCAGAAGATATCCTCTCTTTTTACCGTGAACTTATTATTAGATCCGAAGATGGTAGTTTTATCGGGGTCTAGTGTAAATGATAGGATCTCTGCTGTTTCCTTGTTGAGTTCACCACCACGATATATATTGACATACTCGCTATTACCATAATGTTCCTTATGTTCTTCTAAGTTATCCTCTTGTAGTTGTGGTTGTCTGTTGATAATATGGATTGCTCTTTGTTTATCATCGGGTTTAGCGAATGCCACCCATTCAGCTACAAGAGAATCAACCTCTGTTGAATCGGTTAATGATTGTTGGTGATATTGTTTGTTGTTATTAGGTTCTGTTGTTTCTTCGAACTTATCATACCTCCTCAATATAATAGTATTAGTTTCGAAGTAATCTTTGAGTTCTTGGTTGGGTAGTGTTAATGTTAGAGCATATCCGAATTGATCATTACCTTCTGCACCTAACATTACCTTATTTTTTAGCAGTTGGCTTGCTCTATTAGTATATGAGCCGCTTGCATCTATAATCTTATAAGATGTCTGTCGTTGTTCATTGAAGAACTCTTTGAATTTGCCCATGATTCTATTTACCTTAAATTCTATCCTCTAATTCATAACCAAGGGATGATGGTGGATAGTCTACTTCATATGTCACTCCATAATTTTCCAACCAGTGCTGGTTAACCTGCTCTATCTGTTCATCGTTGAGATACTTGTAGAAAACCTCGTCTCCGATGTTTTGTAAATCAGCCTTGGTTAATAAACCATCGGTAGGTATGAATGGTGTGTGATATTCCTCACCGTCCTTTGTTCTCCTGATATAGGAATCTTGGGTTAGGTAATCGTTAAGCTTATGCCTATTCATAGGTAGAGGCTTACCATTGATATCAGTCCACTTGGCATACTTACTACGTCTTGGTCTATAGTCTTCTAGGAATGTTTTGAATTTGCCCATGTTATTATTTAACTTTAAAGTGATCTTATATTAGAGTATATCTTTAAACTAGTCCGTGGTGTTTGTTCTTATATATTCGTCTATGTTTGGAGAAAGCCTCTCTTTGAACAGTTCAAGGGCATCTCTACCATATTCCAACATAGTTTCTCTGTTGTCATATATCAACTGTGCTATGAATGCTTTCAGTTTTGGTTTTGCCTGACCTTCCATCAAGTTGGGTTCAATAGGTTCGAACGACTTGAAGTCTCCCAATGGATGCGGTTCCCATTTCTTTCTAACCATAACCGTTGCTAGATTATATGAATCGTCGTCGTTTGGGAACGCAGAATCAAATTCTAGTTTTCGCTCAGTGTCATAGCCAGTTATTGCACTGGTGGATTGCACACTCCATGGTGCAGTGGATGCATCTGTGAACTCGAAACCGACGAAAGGTTCGTTCTTCAACTGAACCTCTTTATAGTTGAGCTTATCCTTATAGGTTTCGTTAAACCAAGTTCTAAACTCGTCACTAACTATATTAATCCAATCGTTTTCCTCAGCCATATTATTATTTATTGTTCCCTTATGTTAAAACTCAAGCAACTCTATTGCCTCATATGGCATCCCTATAAATATTGTTGTAATATATCCTTTATTCCCACCACTCACCTTTTTTTACAGGCTCAGGTTTGGGTTCTAAGTTCTTCAGTTTATACACCAAAGTATTACCATTACCTCTGACACTAAACCCGTCACCAGTTAGATCACCCCTTGTAATCTTAGGGCCATGAAATATTTTATCATCGATCACGGTTTTGAATGTGCCGTCACGATCAAAATAGACTTCGAGGTCTATGGGGGTCTCGTCAAATAAAGGTTTTCGAACAAAGCGATTAAATCCATCATGGATGCGAACACCGTTCTCCTCCTCTGTGACTCGAATACCTCGCTCTTCATACATCTTCTCTATGAATGCGGGTAGTTCTTTGTTCCAATGTTCCACAGTGTTCTCCCCCGTTACTGTTCGGGTGTATAATGAACCGGAAGTTTCACGCAGTTGTTTCAAAGTTTTCATCTCACCACTAGGTAATACCCACTCCTGTAATATAGATTTAATAAATGTATCGAATTGTTTCATGTTCTTATTTTATACTTAATGATAACCCAAGGTCTATTGGGCTGTTCTCCTTATGTTAAAACTCAAGCAACTCTATTGCCTCTCTTGGTATATGCCCATATACAACCAATGTATCTTCCCTTAATCCATCTGATGAGTCTGGTTCAAATTGTCCTTGATCTTCCACTTCTAATATGTTAGCAAGATTCTTCCTTCTGATTGAATCTTCAATAGGTGGTTCCAGTCCTGTGGTTATATCGGGGTTGATTTCTATTGCCTTTTCTAGATCTATTTCAAATATGACATTACCATAAGATTCGCTTTCATCAATCTCGGCTGATGTGAATGTTGCTGATCCTGTGGAACGATTGGATATACCTCTGGTTATATCGGATGGTTGTATACCCTGTGTTAATATAGACTGTTTGTTATCCTCTGTTGTGTGATGATACACCGTTCCTTTGTATTTTGATGGATCACCGAAGTAATCAGAATAGATATTTGGGAATGCTTCTTCCAATTCAGATTCGCTTACATTTTGTATAAACTCTTCTATACCATTATCTTCGTCGAACCATTCGTCATCTTGTTCCTCCTTCAGGTTATCTATGATATCTTGAACTGTTGTTGTCTGATATTGTTCCTTGAAGAACTCTTTGAATTTACCCATGATTCTATTTATCTTACTCTATTCATAGTATAACTCCATTCTCCGTGTATCAGATGTTTATCTGATAATTCGAAGTTTTCTATATAATCCCCTTTTGTGAGTGTATCATACAATCTGGTTCTAGACTCTTCCTCTTCCTTTGATGTGAAAGTGATTGACATTACGGTTTCAAAGCGTTCTACGAAATCGTTGGTGATTTCTAATACTGTGGAGAATACAGACATTGCGTTGCCTGTTTGGGTCATGCCTATATCGATCATAGATGCTCCCCTGTTGTTCGTCTCCTTCTTATCGACTCCAAACACTATCTCGAACACAGTGTCGCTATATCGGTTCTCTTTGGCCACCCACATGTAATCCACACCCTCAACGGTGAAATAGGCTATCTCATTTGGGTGTGGTATATACTCTCCAGTTTCTTCGTCTTCAGTTCCCCAATCATCTCGCCTATAAACAACTGAGGAATCGAATGCTTCTTTTAGAATTTTATCTAGCAAGGCTTGTAACTTCATGAAGGTAATTATTAAATAGAATAATGAGGTTTAAAGATTACTACCAACAAATATTAGAAGAACGCAGATCTATTGCTGGCGCTATTGCTACGGAGATTCGCGATAGTTTGCAATCAGACAAGGAGTTAACCAAAGATGATGTTGATGCCGTTGTTAGCGATATAATGGAAGATCACGGTGGTGAGAATTTGGGTAAGGGTAATTTTGCTAATGTGTATGGTAGTGACAGCGGTGGTTATGTTGTTAAGGTTGCTGTTAATGATCGCACGGGTCGTCAGTTCTTTTTGAACATGGGTAAATATGACAATCCTCTGTTTCCTAAGATAGAGAAACATATTGTTTTGGAGCACAGCGAATATTTAATGATTGACATCTATGTTTTAGAACGTTTAAAGGTTGACTTTAAAAGCACTGCATCATCTAATATGCAGTTCCTACGAAAGGCGTCTCAATCGGTGTGGGGAAAAGAAATGCGTAGTGATGATTTCACTTTGATTGATATCATTGATGCTGTCCTAAGAGACATATTATCGGAGGAGCAATTGAGCAATTTTGACAATGTTCTGAGACAGCACGGCAGAACCTTGGAACAGCTCATGGAATTTGTTGAGATATTACGGAAAACCACCAAGTCCGATAGCCTTGATGTCCACAGTGCAAACTTTGGTTTTAACAAGGATGGTCATTTGATTATCTTTGATCCGATATCCTTCTAACGACTTGAGTTATACTAACGGTGTCAACAAAAGAACCCCCTAATTTATGATTAGGGGGTTCTTTATTGTTTAAGTTTTACTTTGGAGTTGCAACAGCGTTGTAAGAGTTGTTGTATCGCTCGCGACGAGTGGTAACACGAAGGAATTCACCAGACTCTTTCATTGCTTCAACACGATCCCAACCCGCTTTTGCGTCGATTGGATGCCTCCTGCGGTTAGGGATGTTGAATCGAACCTTGTCCTTTGATTTTGCTCTTGGCTCAAGAGCTTTCTTGCCGGTGGTGAGGTTTGCTCTTTCATACATTGTTTCGGCATGTTCTTTCATCAACCCAGATTGGCGGTGAAACAGTTCTAGTTGAGCCTTGGATTTATCTGCGAAGTTGTTCCCGCTATATTTCGCATGGTAGCTGTTTTCCCCGTAATTGGCTTCGAACAGTTCGGAATGTTCGTGGGTTTCGCAGAGAAGGTTGATCTCTTCTTGTGAGCTTACCGTTTCGGTCGCTTCGATGCGAGCATGGCGGAAGCGGTTGTTGCTAACCTTGATTGTGATTGACTTGATGTTCTCGCTGGTCAACGCTGCAAGCCTTTTGGCTTCGTTGCGGAGTTCAAGGACAAGTTTGTCGCTAAGGTCTCTACTCTCCTCCAGTGGCTGTGCATTGGCTCCACGGCAGGTTCCGTTGAAGTAACCGAAATCTACAGTGTAACCGTGGTTACTAAGTAATGGTGAAACAGCTTGTGAGTTTCCGCAGCACTGGCAGGTTCCGTTGTGGGTCGCTTTATTTTTCATAACGAGAAGACCTTAACCCGAAACTGAGTTTGGGTCAAGATCTTTCTGCATCTATTTCATTTTTATTTCGATTTCCCGCTCTACCGACTGGCATAATCCATCTCGACGAGTTGTAATAACGACAATGTGGTCGCTTTTGAGGGTTTCCCACTTATTATCCCGAAAAACCATACACCCAGCTTCCAACGTTAATCCGTGTCTAGGGCGAATCTCCTTGCCTTGTTTAGTGTAAATCATAATTCTTCAAGTTTGAGTTTTGCTTTCGGCATTGCATTCTCATTACCGAACCCGCTATTCAACAATTGGTAGTAATCAACAGCAACAGGCATCAGTCTGTCCTGTTCCTTCCAAACCTTCAGCATCACGGCAGTTTTGGTTGAGACATAATATTCCACAGGTTTTCCGTCTACTTCTTGCTCATGGATGAGTATTAGGCTATCGGGACAAATTACCCAACCCTCCTCGTATGCTTCTCGAATAGCAGCTTCTTGTGGGGTTTCTCCATCGTCGAGTTTTCCGCCAGCAAGACCAATACCGCCATTAGGTCGGGTTGTTGCTGCCCAGTTTCCGCTCTCGGTTAGAGCTACTACGAATACTGCAAAAGTCTTCATTTTACAAGTTTTAGGATTGCACATACAACGGAGGGTGCCGCAAAAGTTTCCAGACATTCTTTAAATGCCTCAATTCCATTTTGGGCCAGAATACCTATTGCGTATTCTGCATCCATTGGTGATGACTCTGATGCGATTGTGTCGGTGAGGTTGGACATGCCGAATACTAGCCTAGATTTGGATTAACGTCAAGATCTTTCTGCATTAAATCTGAAATTAGTTTAAGTCTACCATCCTTGAACCATTGCCTCGATTGGATAATTAATATTATGAGTAAATTCGAATCATTTGTAGATCAACAACTTTCCACCTTACTAGAAAAGCGATCCATTGCAACTGCTATTGCCGATGAACTATCCAATATACAAACAGACCACGAATATGAATTCATGGATCAAGCCGAAGCAATATTGAAGGAGGCGGGTGGTAAGTTTTTAGGTAAAGGTTTCTTCTCTTCTGTCTATGGTGGTGAATCTGGTGGTTATGTTGTGAAGATTGCCAATAACGATACCGCATTTAGAAAATTCTATAAAGGGATTCAAGGCGATGATAATCCATTCCTTCCAAAGATAGTGGAACATCGCTCTATTCAGTTGGAGCGTATGATGGACATCTATGTTCTGGAGCGTCTTGTTGTTAGCGAAAATCGAAACTTGGCAATTCTTGGAGAGCTTGAGGATATAACCGGATCACAGTATGGGTTCGAAGATTTTATAGAGAATATACTGAAGAAACAATACTATTACCTGTCTCTTGGTAAACAGGATCAGATCGATGCATTCTTTGAGAAGTATAATAGAACTTTTGATGAATTCTATGATTTCGCCAGATTATTTTTCAAGATCACCGGTCATCATGAGAATGACCTGCATCATGAAAACTTTGGTTTGGACTCTTCTGGTGGATTGGTGTTTTTCGATCCGATCTCTTAACTTCACAAAGATTTGATTGCTTTAATTCTGACTAGATGTTACTGAGTAAGTCTTCGGTATGGTTGAGTTTTATAACGCCTTGGGCGATTAACTCAACCAAACATCTCTTAGTGGCCTTGACATCTACAAGGGCATCGTGTGCTCCATCAAATCCTTCATTAAACAGATGTTGGTGTAGTTCAATTAGCTTTGGGTGTTTGTAACCTGTTATGTTGTTGTTCTTGGGTATCTGACAGAACTCGGCGGATTCTCTCATTGTGCAGATCTTGTTCTTAATGTCTGGAAAGATGAGTTTGTTTCTTGTGAAGACTTCCTCCATGAAATTGTGGTCAAAACTATAGTTGTGAGCCACCATATAATCTGAAGTATTACAAGCATTATTGAACCATCGGCAGATTGATTTTTCATCTACACCAAATCTAGTCATTGCTTGTGATATTCCATGAATCGATCTGGCTCTGTCTGGAACGGGAATATCACATTTCACAAGAGATGAGAATTCCTGCACCGTGAAAGCTTGGAAGTTGGTAGGGTGCAACATCAAAGAGTGTGCTGCGAATTGAACAAGTCGATTGTCTTTATTAAGAAATCCTGTGGTTTCAACATCGAATAGGGTAATTCTGAATGGGTTCATTGTCCCGTTATGCTAACAGAAACAATACAACAATACAACTAAGTTATTAAAACAACGAGAACCTAGTAGTCAATGAGTTTAGTATAAATAAAGATATGACCAGCTTTAAGCAGTATTACGATGACCTTATTTTGGAGAAAAGTAAGATTAGTGCTAAATGGCAAAGATCTGCTGTTGATCTCTCAAAAGAGGAATCTATAAATTTACCGCTTACCCCTACTGTGTCAAAAGCCTTGGGTTGGTTCCATCCAATGTTGGTTGCGCACTTCACAGATTCGGATGGTCTTATAAATGTGTTGGATAGTCAGAACACCAGAAGGAGACAACTATCCACAACCACAAGCTTTGAAAAGAATTTTCTTGGTGTTCAGAGTATGGGCAATGCTTTAATCTTGAAAGGGCGAGCACTCTTTGGTAGAAGGAGTGATATGGGTTCACTACCCGATAATGGTGGTTTGCGATGGATACCTATTACCACCATTCTTAAGAATAGTAGGCTGGATATCGAAGATAAGACCGACTTGAAAAGTATAGTGGACGGTTCCAAGGATGTGAATCAATACATCAAAGCATTAGAGGCATGGTTCTTGAACAACATATCCAAGTTCTACTCATCTCATGACATTTTCATTGACTCCGCATATGGATACAATGAGGTTGTCGTTGATAACTATGAGGTTGTTGAGGCTATTGTGAATTGGCAATATGTTGAGTCGGAACGTAAGTTTTCACAGATAACAAGTCGCCTAAAGGTTGATAGCATTCCTTACAGGACCACAAAGACAACACAAGAGTTTCACGATATAATGAATGAGTGGCAAACCAAATTAGGTTAACGGCTCAATTATTTCTACCAGACGGGATTTTCTCTACCGATGGCGCGGACGATACCATCTTCCATGAATTTACCATAACGCTTGGCATCATTTAAGGCAAGCTCAGTATCTTCTACCCCATGATAACATAGGTTGACTTCTTCGATAGGTTGTCTGTGGTTTTGTTCATACATATCTTCATAGTAATCTTGTTCACCTGCATTACATAGCCAACTAGCGAATCGTTTGGCGTGTTCTTCTGTTGGGAATTGAATTGTTATTTGGTTTTTCAAGGTATTTGTATTGTTTCTTCTATCGGGTTTAAATGATCTACTGAATTAATGGCTGAGGCTAAGGGTTTGTTCCTATTATAAACTTCAAACAACCCATCATATTTGTATCTCTTACAAGGTTCGCATTCCCCGCAATCCGCGCCATATTCACAGAAATGAGTGTTCTGCCTCTCGAAGTCATAATGTTCTAATGATTTCCAGATACTATTCTTGTATTCTTTAATAAGGGGAAACTTTAGTTTCGGTAGTTTCTTGAGGGAAGTGAACGGCTTGTAAGATTGGTAAAGCTTTTTGATTTCCTGTATCCAAGAGACGGCGCAGTCGTTCTGAACATAACCGATATGAACTTCATCTATATCTTTAGTGATTGAGTAGATGATGCCCAACACCCAGAGTGGAGGTTGCTTCAAGGTTACCTCTTCCGTGCATACGTTCAGAAATATAGTTACGGGGAACTTGATATCCGTGAGCGTATCTTTATAACGTTTCATCAAAGACTTGTGGATCTTTTTGATTGCCGACTTTTCCTTCTTGGTTTTGGCAACGTTGTTTTTACATTCAAAATAGACTGGATAGACGGTATGGCCAGCAGCCAATGCATCAATGAGCAGCTTGGTCGAATCCAATCCGCCACTCCAAGGTATTAATATACTCATACTTTAAACCACTACAGTTCTTAATTCTTTGGGTGTTACTGTAATCATATCGAAGTTATTCTAGTGTAGATTTAAGGGAATGTCAGGATATTTCGATATGTCTTTTTCCAAGGTGGTTTAGATCTTCCACAGCCTCGGAGGGGAGTAGTCCATTTACTAGCTCCAGTCCATCATCGTAAACTGTGCCATCTTCAAGACAGAACAATCCGTATAAGCGTTTAGCCTCAAAGAAATAGTTAATCAATATGTAGATTTCTCCATCTCTGCGATCCTCAAACAAGTCACCACAATGATGGGTGTATGCATTCGTTTTCTTCGGGTTATAGTTCACTGTATTATTCATTTTATTTGTTTTGGCCTGATGTAACCACCCCCTAGTATTACGGGTATTTTATTTGTCTCTTTTTGTTAAAATAATCAGGTTTCTTTGTATAAAAGACTACCTACATTATTTTGACTAAATTTTCCGCTTACTGGGGTAAGGTATATTCTTATAGTATTCTGGGTTGTGTCACTAGTCAAGGGAATTTGAAACAAAATTCAAGTAATTACTTACTATGGGTTCTTTCAAGACATATTATCAAAATCTAGTAGAGGAAAGGCTTGACATAGCAAGCCATATTGTAGAAGAGATTGACAATCTAGACCAATCTAATGTGGCAGAATTTATAAAACAAATGGAGGGATTGCTGTCTAGTAAAGGTGAACACATTGACAGTGGAATTTTTGCTGATGTCTATGGCGGCAAGACAGGTGGTTATGTTGTTAGGATATCTGAAGACGATAGACGTTACCACCAATTCTTTGAAGGTATTGGCGGTATAGCTAACCCAATCTTCCCTAAAATCCTACACGGAAAACAATACAAAATCGACACAACAACAATCGGTGTTTATATTATCCAGAGGTTGAAGGTTGACCGTGACTTCAATTATAAATTGATCGACACTCTTAAAGAAGAGATTGGTATGGATTTAAAGGGCATCATATCTCGTTTGGCTGAAGGTGGACATCTTTACCGAGATCAAATCGATAAGGTTGATGCTGTTTTAAAACAGGTGAACCGGAGCTATGATGATTTGAGAGACTTTGCAATGCATCTGAGTAAGATAGTCGGAAACACCAGAAATGATGCACATGGCGGAAACTTCGGATTTGATAACGAAGGTGGTCTGGTTATATTCGACCCGATTTCTTAATCCCAGCCCCAGACATCCTCATCTTTGGTCCGTTTATTTGGGGGAATAGACTCGAAGTTTTCGTGGGCGATAGCATCCCTAGTGGCTCTGCGGTTTTTCCTTCTTCCGAATTGTTTAACGTATTTTTTATAGCTTCGGATGTTTTCCGAAGTATAGTAATCTCTAGCAACCTTGATCAATTCGCGGTCTGTGAAAAGTTCATACTCATCTGAAGTGGCGAGCCTTGCACTCCATCCATCTTCTGTCTTAAATACAGAGCCACCATTATCTTTGATTAGTTTTTTGGCTTTTGTGCTGTCCATAGTATTATTTAATCTAACTCGTGCAAGTTTAAAGCATTGCACGAAGACTGGCAGCATCAGTATGATGGTTCCGCTTCTGAAGCTAATTTAGGGTCGGTGAATGACTTCCGCCCTTCTGCGATGATGACTGCGATTGCTTCTTTGTTTTTCATAACGAAGACAAGGTAACCCATTTTAGTTACCTTGTCAAAGTAAAGGGGATATATTTTCCTTTAAATCTTTTCAAGAATATCATTGACGGTTGCCTCTGCCTGTGCCAATTCTTCCAACTTGTCGATTGGAAATTTCTTTCCAAGAAATACTAAAATATGACCACCAGAAGACAACTCCTGCACCTCAATCTTAGACTTGTGGTGCCGAGAAGGCCCCCTAGCTTCAATGGAAGACCACACACCCAACTCAACCAAACGTGTGCCATATTTGGTTACAAGGGTAACAATTTTAGCCTTTTTGTCATTTATAGCCTTTTCACGGGCAGCACGAAGTTCAAACTCTTTGTCAAGCTCAATTTTAGCTAATTCGAGTTTAGCTTCGAGTTTAGCTTGCCACTTCCCGTCTTTGTCAACCGAAACCCATGATCGGAAATCTTTTGAACGTTGACCCTTGCGGTAAAATTCAATATTGATACGGGTGTAACCACCGCTAAATGATGCGGAGCTAGAAACAGGGCAAATGTGGATGTTGCTAATAAGTGCAGTCTTTTCGCGAAGATCTTTGATGAAGTTTTGGATCTCTTCGTTTGCGGTGATGGAGTTTTTCATAACGAGGCGATCTTAACCCCATTTTGGTTTTAAATCAAGATCTTTCTTTAACTAAATCCCATAAATCCAGTTTTTTCTTCATCTTGCTTGAAGTGGTTTAAATCTTGGTGAATCTCAGCTAGGGTCATTTTCGGAGATTCTTTGTAATATATCTGGATTTGACGCTTTTCGATCTGGGTGTTTGTTTGGGGTAAATAGTTATATGGGTGAATTCAAAGATTATTACGAAACTGTGATTGAGGAGCGACTTTCACTGGCCAATAAGATCATTAAGGATTTAACTGATATGAGTCGTTTTAGTTCTGATAGTGCTTCAGAGTGGAAGGATAAGGCTTCGGAATATATAACGAAGCTTGGCGGTAAATGGATCGGTGGAGGTAGTTTTGCTGATGTGTATAGTGGTTCATCTGGCGGTTATGTTGTTAAGCTAGCTTTTGATGATCCGCTATTCAAAACATTTGCTTCCAAGGAGCAGAGTTTATCAAATCCTTTATTCCCTCGTATATTAAAACACGCAAGTCTTTCTCTTGATGAGGAGGTTGAACTATATGTTATGGAGCGTCTAGTGGTGGATGAGGACCGTAACTATGAATTTGGTAGGGAATTATTATCTATCACTAAAGTTATGGACTTACAGGAAATTGTTCATGACATCATGAGAGGGGATAGTTTTGCGGAAGATAGGGGTTTAATTGAAGAGTTAGATGCGTTGTTTCGGGAGTATGGTAGGACATATGCCCAAGTGGTGGAGTTTGGACAGACCATAATGGGGATTAAAGGGGTGGCTCAAAACGACATCCATGAAGAAAATTTTGGTTTTGACAGCGCCGGAGGTTTAGTTATTTTCGATCCGCTCAATTAAGTCGATTTCGATCCTTCGAGTAAATGAAAATTCCCTCCAGACCACTCAGCCTGAAGGGAATTCTCGGTGTTATGATAAAATTTAGCGGTTCTTCTTGAACTTGGTCTTACGAATCAAAGTCTTCCAAGCTCCATCTTTGAACTCAGGATCAGCAGCGAACTTGGCAATCATTTCAATTCCGCGAACACTAACGTCACGGAGGTTGTAGCGATTGTCCGAAACATACTCCATCACTTCCAATGTAAGGTCATCGGAGAATCCCAACTGCGGTGCGATAAAGTCCATGAAGACATACTCACACCAGAGATACTTGGCGCGAAGTGAGAACATCTCAAGGTCAATATAGAGTGAACGGTCGATGATGGCTGCGAAGTGCTCATGGTTCTTCTTCTTAGCTTCTACGTGAACACCGATATCTTTGTTGGTGATGAAGATGATCTTGGCTTTGAATTCAAACTCACGAACATCCTCAAGTTCAACACCTTCGGAGTCTGCCAAATCTTGAACCCAGCGACCACCACTAGCATTAGAAAGGAAACGCTTTGAGGACGTATCCATTGCAGCCTTGAAGGTGTTAAGCATGTCGGAGTCTTCCCAAAGCTTGTCGGAGTCATCAAATACGATGACTCCACCGTTGCGATGTTTGAAGAGGAGAGAATACAGTCCAGTATAGGACATGTTAGCCCCCTTGAGATGGGTCACCTTGAAGTCTATATCAGCCTTTACTGCTTCCTCTTTAATCTGCTGTTCGATGTTAAAGGACTTACCGCAACCAGCGGGACCGGACACTACGAGGCCAGATACGCAACCATTCTCGGAGAACATTGACGAAACTGAGCGACGAACGATATTGAAGTTGGTTTGAATCTCATTCAAAATCTCCGCATCAGTCAAAGCTGAATCCGAGCCAAGATCACCATTGTAATGCTCTTTAAGATCCGCATCGGAAACCGAGACACCAGATTCAAACCGGTTGGTCTTTTTGTTTTTGAGAGTAACTACGAGACCATATTCCGCCGAATTACTAGGGTTGTTGGCTGGCTTGATCGGAGCTTCTTTATTAGAAGAGCCGAGGAAAGCGAGGAACTTGGCGAAGCAATTCTTCGAAGGGAGGTCTGTAACGTCTCCAGATGATGCGAACTTTTTCACCTTTGAAACATAGACTGGCGGAACGTTAATGACGTTGGCTAGGGTTGATCCAAAACGGCTACCGTAGATGTTGCTAGCCTTGGAAACGATTGCTTGGGCATCTTCTTGTGAGAGGAGGTTTTTCATAACGAGGAAAGATTAGCACGATTTTGGGTTTGGGTCAAGATAAAAGGTGTATTAAACTGAATTTAGATGCAGTTGTAAATGTCGCGGAAAGACTCCTCCCCAAGATATTTTTCCATACCCTTTCTAGTGGCCATAGCCAACCAGCCTTCGGTGGTAGTTTTACCACAAACTCCATTCTTCCAAGAGCCAACCAAACCCGAATCAATGAGAGCCTTGAAATCTTCAGGATTGTCCACCTTGACACAATACTCGTCAGGATACAAACTATCCTCCGTATCGATAACGCTAAGTTCTGCCTTGCAGATTGTGATGAATGCTTTGGTTTGAGAGAATGTGAGGTTTATCATAACGAGGAGAAATTAACAGGGTTTTGGATTTACGTCAAGGACTTTCTGTAATTCGAGGGCTGTTTATACAAGCATTTTCGTATTATTTTGCTTTGGTGTATTTATCACACCATCTCCATTATTTTTTAAAATGTATAAAAACGAGTCGCCAGTAAGGGGTTCATGCGCATATCTACTCCTATAAACATTGACGTTATCCATATAAATGAAATCCCCGCAATATATTTTTAAAGCTGGAGATGTGCCAATTATTCTGTATTTAACATCCCCCGTAATTCCGTTAATCACCCATTGATTGGGTTTGGCTTCAGGTAAATTGTCCGTTGTGGTAAACCTTTCATGGTTAAGACACATTTGAATAATTCGCAATTTAAATTCACACTCAATCTCTGCCACAGGATCATCCAATTTATCGACACATAAAGACCTTACCCCTAAACACACAGTTTTACCTAACCCGACATCTTCAAAAACATTTTTATCAACAAAAGTAAATTTAATAGAATTGTTTGTTATAAAACTTTCTTCAAGTCTATACTCAATATAGGATGTGTCGAATTTTGACCCCTTTTTGAATGAGCGATCCATTAATTTTCTTATTAGTTCTTTCATAAGAGGATCTTATTATAGCTCGGATTTCTTTGTGTTTAAGTGGTGAGGTAAAGGAACTCAATAACCCAGTCAGGTTCCAGCCCAAACCACTCCTGTAGAGTCTCTTCTGGATCATCAGGATTTTCCCTGAAATCTTCGACCGCATCTTGGATCAATTCATCAGCTTCGGTTGAAGAGATCTGATCTCGTTCCATGATTGTTTCTTTGATAGTTTTCTGTATCATAATTCTAAAGTGTTCCTATTAATGTTTCGTATTCAAATACTGTTACAACGTAATGTTGATTGAGTGGTTCAACGACATAAACCCACCCGTCATCGTCATTTTGGTTGTTTTCTTCGGCCATTTCGGTAGCCCTCTCTTTGGAGAGTCTTGTAGGTCGTTTGCCTGTGATTTTGGGAGCTTCAACTTCACTCCAACTAACTTGTGGTGTTTTCATTTTGGTTAGGGGAAAATTTAGTAGGTGGACACCTTCGAAAAGGAATACGATACATATCACTGTAATTAAACTAATGTCGTTGCCCACTTACGCTACTACTATCGCGAGGATTACCTACAGCGTGTTTGTCTAAATCACCAGACTTCTTCGTGGGTTTTTCCGCCTCCCACTATCCACTGATAAGGTGGAACGTATCTTTATCATAATTGAAATTTTTCTTTTGTCAAGAACTTTCTACCCGTAATGGTAAGTATTATCCTCAAGATTGCGGATGCAAAGTTTGCCTAAAGTCTCCTCCCTACCCTTTATAAAGGTGTGTTTAATGTTACGCCAAACTCTCGTAGGCTTGCGCTTATAAGAAGCAACAACTTCAGTTTCGATGATATCGCCATGCTCATCGGTATTTTCATAAACAAGCTCCCATCTGATTTGAGAGGCTCTAGGCTTGCGCTTCTTTTTGTTGATTATGACACTCTCCTCGGTGTTGAGGAAGCTATTGGACAGATTGTCGGTATCACACTCATAAATCCACAAGACGCGGTGTTGCCGCGTAGCAGTCCAATCCTCAACTTTGCCATTAATAATAGCAAGAGCATGACCGGAAGTAATCGCAATATATTTCTTATTGCGATTGAAACCACTGAGGTTCATTACGGTCTTACCGTATGGACAATTGTTATAGCGAGTCTTTTGGAAGATTAAAGCAAGCTTAACACCAGCCTCTTCGAGCATTTTAAAGGCTTCACAACCTTCATGGCTATCTCTACCGTTAAGACGGCAGTGATTGTGTGCCCTCTCGTAAGGATGCTCTGTGATTAGGCTAACCGCCTTGACAACACAGTCGTTGGTTTCTCCGTATGTATTTGCGAGGGACGAAACGGAAGCGAAGTTTTGATTTTTCATAACAAGAACAAGGTAATCTATTTCGGTTACCTTGTCCAGATTAAAACGAATTTATTTTTGCTTACGTGATCTTTCGTAGCATAATGTTTGGAAATCGTGGTTAGTTGATACGATAACCATCCAATCACCGTCACCGTCCCTATAAGGATTCATAATATTGACCGAGGGCTGTGTTGCATCTTGTGGTAGGATACAACAGTCAAGCCAGAGTTGTAGGTTTTCGATCCAAATAGTTTTTGTGTTTTTCATAAGTTAGATTGTTTTTAATGGTTTGTCCAGATTAAAATGAGTTTATTTTAAAATTCTTCGATTTCTTCCAAATGCTCTGCTGCAACGCCACAGCCAATAGCATAGTGGATTTTTTGATTTTCTGCTTTGTGGTGGATATTGAGTTCTGTATCTAAATTTTCCCTAATCTTCTCATCGATCCATGAAATTTCAAGAACTTTAGATAAAGACCAGAAACGTTTATTCAAGGTGTCGTAGAATTCATCGGAATCGTCGATGAGTTTAGCCTTGATTTCATATTGACATTCATCACAAGGAACCTTAACTGAAAATGACGATACCAAAACTCTCTTGGTTTTAATAACCCCGAAAGTATTTTTGTAAGGAACCGTTTTGTAAATGGTTGCGAACACCTCCTTTGTAAATGTATGTATGCGATTATCCCAACGATCCTGAGTGGTATTCACGTCATACCCTGACATGAAGCTGACAATATAATCTTGATTGTTTTTGAATCGAATGACTCGTTCTTGAATTTCTGCGGCTCTTTTATTTTTCATAACGTAGATAAGTTAGATAAGTTAGATTGTTTTTAATGGTTTGTCCGGATAAATTTTAATCCCAAGTGAAGTTACAAAGAAGAATCCATTTACCTCGCTTAACCATAACCCAAGTGCCTTCATCAGGCCAAGTGTTAGCGACTCTCTGGTTCCATGAGTCTGGGAATTCGTCAGAAATAGCCGCATCAATCACGCTAAAGCTCTGATAGCCACAGTCGTAGTCAATTCCCATCCATGCTTCATGGTCTGGGTTCTCTTTATAATATTGTTCAACCATTATTGATTTGTAACGTTGATATTCAAACCGAAATCCATACGGTTTTGTGGTAATAATGCTCTAAGGAATCAGGTGCTTTGATTCGTTTTCCGTCTTCAATAATGTAGCTAAGTGTTTTCATAACAAATGTAATGTAAGCAAATGTAAGTCTTTTTCGATTCGAAGTCAAGGATTATTATACAGTAATTAAAGCGAATCCCGAAGGGCCAACGCTATCGAGTTCAAAATCAATACCCAGTTCTTGGTCCAATTTGTCGATCAAATCGTCCACGTCATACTGCCACTCCTGAATACACTCCGCTTTCCACTGTTCGACCGAGGAGAACCCGAACATACCCACTTTATCCTTAGGCGGCATTTTGCGGGTGGAGCGAACCCTGATGGACTGTCCATGAGCCAGTAACACGCTAAGATTCTCCAACCCTACGGTGTCGTCCATGTGAGTTTTAACTAGGGTCAAAATGTCCTGCTCGTTTTGTGGTGTGAGGTTTTTCATAACAAAGAGACTTTAATCTATTTTTGAACTAGAGTCAAGATCTTTCGGTAATGATTTTTCCCTCATAAAGTTCGACTTCCCAAGCTCTACGGAGGACCAATCCTTTCCGAATTTTTCCACCTGCGTTTCGATAAAGAGGCATGACAATAACAACGCTACCATAATTCCCGTCATTTAGGCGATCCTTTTGGCCAATTAATGTTTCCAGACTACCCATCCCTGCATTGAAGGCGAAGCTGGTAAGCGCAGCGAGCTGCCATTCAGTCAAATCAACATCGACACTCTTCAAAACCCTAACCCTAATTTTATGGAGTGTTTTTCGTAGAAGTTTATCCGCCCCCTTTTCTGAAATATAACCCTTTCGAGTAATTGCAGGATCGGTGCAGCCATAGCCAATAGTTTTCACTTTTCCGCTGCAAAAGTAAGGTTTTGAGCGGAAGCCCTCGAAATATTTAACACCCTTAATCATTTCTTCATGATAGTCGATTTTGGTATGTTTAATATTAGGTTTAACCAAAATAGGGATATCGGTAGGGAGTCTATTGGGTTTAACCAAAATAGGGATATCGGTAGGTTTAATATTCGGCTTAACCAAAATTGGAACATCTTTAACCGTTGGGGTTGTGGTTTCTGTATATACAACCAACCCCATGATGAGAGTTGTTGATGCGACTAATGCGTGGATTGCTTTTGTTTTCATAACAGGGATAATTTAACCTATTTTTGATTCAGAGACAAGGTTTATTAGCTATTGGTATACTGGACTTCGTCGCTTTTAATAGCCCTACGAAGTTCGGGATCATTTGACTTGACTGCCTCTCTCCAATTGGGAGAACTGGTAAAATCTCCACCATCTTCACACCATTCATCCCTTTCTTTTCGGGAAAATGCGTAGTATTCAACACCATACCGATTTCCGGTATTGGCACAGGCTGCTCTTCCGTGACTCCAACTCATTGCGTAGTAATGTTTCATAACAGGGATAATTTAATCTATTTTTAGGTCAGAGTCAAGAACTTTTTACACCAAGCAGTCTTTTTTGACGTTCTGTTCCGAATTGTGAAATATAGTCCTGCAACTCAACCATAATATTCCGTTGCATAAATTCAGCTTTCCAGCTTTCCTTTGAGTGTCGGTGTGCGACTGGCATATTTCCACAAGTTTGGACAGAAAACCCTCGCTCACCTTTCTTGGTGAATTTGGCAATTGAGTTTCCGTTAATGTCTTTTGATTTTGTGATCATGATTTTTTTTAAATTATATTATAGGGCGATTCCAACCAGATTTTTGATAAAGAAACGAGGCGACAGATTCACTTTTTCACAAAAATCAATAACCCACTGTTCTTTATACAGTTTGGAAATGTCTCTTTCGGCGGTATCCCAGTTGGCTTCAAAAGCTTCTGAAATTCGATCACCTAACCCCCACGGGTTGGAGGTTTTAAGCTTTTTGGTGACTGTGGTGACTCGTTTCGGTAGGTTTTTCATAACAAGGAGACTTTAATCTATTTTTAGCCTGAAGTCAAGGTTTATTTTGGTATCAGGGCAAACGAAAGGCCGCACATATCCTATTGCGACCTTTCTTATGTTGAACATGGATGAACTTCGCAAGGAAATCGAACCAATATGTAAACTTGAAACTGCTGCTCTACCACTGAGCTACACGGACTTGTATTATTTAGCTGGAGTCCGTGGTTGAATTCGAATCAACGCACACAGGTGTTTTATCGATTATTTCATTTGCTTTTCATGTTCTCTGGGTTTAGCCTTCGGGTAATAACTTTAAATTGAGTTTAAACTTGAATATTACCTTTAGCTTAGGTTTAAGAAGTGGTGGCTTATTTTTACGAGTGACCACCACTTCCGCCCGAAATTTGTTTAGTCAAAGATTGCGCTCAAGATTTGCTTGGCGATTGTCTTGGTTTGATCTACTGGTTGCTCGTTGGCTCTTGAACGTGCTTGGCGAACTGCTCGCTCCAAAACCTCGGCTTTGTTGATCAAGGCTGACTTCTTAGCAGGAGTGAACAGGCTTGACCATTCTTGCTCTTGAATCTTACCGACTTCAACATCTTCTGTCACGATCTGAGTCTGTGCAGGATGGTTTTCGGTTGCATCATAAAGAACAATTGGCTTGTTAACCTTTTTGGTTCGTCCTTTAGTTACTTCCCTTGCTTGGAAGTAACCATCACCACGGGCAGTGTCTGGACTGAATCCTTTAGCAGGATCAAGAGTTGGGATGTTCTTAAGGAGATCAGCGATTTCAGAAACACGCTTCTCAAGCTCAAGGAGTGCTGTAGCGGGGACGTTTTTAGCAACGATTGTTCCATCAGTCAAGATGATATCTGCTCTTGCTTGTGTGTTGGTCTCAGCCACTTGATACGAAGCATCAAGGGAATTGGTGAGGTGATCAGTAACCCACTTAAGTTCCTTATCAACAGTGGTTTGAATGTCCGACTGTGCTTCGGTGACTGTTCGCTCACCTTCTGCGTTCGGCGTGAATACGACTGTCTTTTCTTCAAAGTGATGTCGCTTCTTATGAAAGGTCTGAGTCAAGTCGCCAACGACTTTTTTGGATTGACCTTCGAGTTTGCCTTCAACGGCTAGGAGTTCGTGTAGTTTTGGATTCATTGTGTTTTTACTTTAATATATTTGGTTGGATTAGTCAAGGACTAATTTCGATTTTAATTCGGAAAGTTCTTCTTTAAGTCTGTCGAGTTCTTCAGCCAATCGGACATTCATCTCGAATAAAACTTTAGAGTCTTCGTTATCGGGATAGAAATCATCGTTGGTTCTATTGTATTCAGCTTTCCACTGACCTTTGAGTTCCGATTTGCGATCTTGTATAGTATATTCGAGGCTCATAACTTCTTTAGATTAACAGAGGGTTTGTGTTTGTCAACGTTTATACTTCAAAAGTAACTTCAACTAATTGAACTTTTTCCGAGGGGTTGAAGTTAATTCTGAAAAGAGATTTCTTAATATAGGTGTCTAAATCCAACTCATCGATTTTATGATGGTTGGTTTTGTCATCATGATATACAACGTATAATTTATCTTCCTCGCCCTCTATTTGAAAATAATTAGGGGCTACTAATTCTTTGAGAGAAATTACCCCTCCTATTTTTTTAATATCTTTAACCATATCTTTATTTTTGAGCTTCAATTGCTCTTTTGATGATTGGATTGTTGGAAACAAATTCGGTTGGTGTTAGAACCAATAGACGAAATTCCTCTCCTTCGGTGCTGGTTAACCGAACAAAACCTTCGTGGATTTTAACGACGGGATTATCGGTATATTTAAATACCTTTTCGTTGCCTCCAAGGTGGATGTAGATCTCACCACAACTAGTGAAGCTAATATCCCAGACACTACCATGGCCATACGCAGCGAATGCTTTGTGGAAAATTTCAGCAACGACTTCAAACTTGAGTTCAGTAATCTTTTTCATAACAGGGATAGGTTAACTTATCTTCGGACGTTTGTCAAACTTTAGTTTACGATTCTAATTTTGTCTTCTGGAAGGTATCTTGAATAGAGTTTTGCCCTACGTTCGCAACAAGACACGTTCCATTCAAAACCCATTTTCTCAATCTCTCTGATCAAATCGGAGATCGCAGATTTTAAAAGAGCTATTGTTCGGAATGCTCCGCGTCCTGTTAAAGTGTCCATCCACGACACGTCAGCATCCATTTCCGAAGTCAGTCCGAAGGATATGGACGAGTGGTTGTATCCCACATCTAGGTATGCGGTCACTGAATAATCCTCGACGAATATGACTAGTTCATCATCTCCGTCGATGTCTTTGCGTTTAATCACTTCGTTTTTCATAACGAAGATAAGTTAACTCATTTTTAACGAAATGTCAATATTTTATTAGGCACTTTTGGAATAAAACAAAATGTCGGTTTTGATTTCGGTAAGAGTCTCGTAATACAATTCATCAAGCTGGTATCCCTTTCCATGGCATTTAACGATACTGTATGTGTATTCACGACCGAGGGATAGTTTGAAGAAAGTTGCGGTGTATCCGTTTTCGGTCTTGGTAAGTTTAACTGGGTTTCTCATAACGATTAGAAGTTAATCTATTTTTGGTTATTTGTCCAGAACTTTCTGCCTTTATTATCGATTAATTTCAACGCTCCAATATCCAGCATTCTCAGATTCTTCTCTTTGAGTAGCGATGTTACCATATCCGCCTAGAAATCTTACAGTGCCTTCAATAGACAAGGTGTGGGCTTTTGGGTAATCTTCGAAGAGTTTCTTCAGAAGTTTAATTGGAGGACAAGCTTGCCCATCCTTAGCCCAGTAAACATGCTCTACCACTGCTCGCTCGCCACTTTCATCAAGAGCCAAAATTCCTTCGAAACTTGAGGCATAATCGGCATCACATCTGCGAACTTCTTCCTTTTTAGCGGAAGCGATAAGGCCAACTAGTTCGGAGCGGTTTAATGTGGTGATATTGTTTCTCATAACGATTAGAACTTAACTCATTTTTGATTTAGAGTCAAGTTTATTTTTGAAAAGAAAACAAATTGGACACATCGTATGTCTTGGTGGATCTGGAGGTCCAATAGATCCCATAATACGTTGCTCTAGTTCCTTTGCCGTATCTAAAGCAACACAACCATGTCTGTGCCATAAATCCTCGGCTTTATAAATCCTCATGAATGGCATATTATTTTCCCCTAATCGACCCACCAAACACCATCAGCCCGTTATTTCCGCCTTTGTCGGATTCGCAATATCGAGTTTCTACCTCAATCTTTGAGGTTTCGGTATAGGTTTCCTGTAAATCCATATCAGTGATTCCGATGTGCTCAGAATGGACGGATTGGATAATATAAACCGAATGGGTTTCAATATCAACTTTGGTTAAATTCGGGAAGCACGCTAGCATTTTTAGAGGGATTGCTCTCTGCTCCAAAATGTTAGTCCACCGTTCGGGGTAAAAAAGATTCAGGCTTGTTACACTTTCGTCAACCTCACACTTGTCAAACATCGTCTCCAATGCTCCTAGACCTACGTGCGACATCATACTATGTCTCCCACCCCGTAAGTTCGGGCGAGTGGACACAAGCATGGCGAATTCGATTTGTTCTCCTTTGGAGTTTTTGTATTTGTCTGATTGCATAACGAAGACAAGGTAACACGTTAATGTTACCTTGTCTAGATAAAAGTTATTTTATTTTAATAATCCCGAACGGTCCCTTTGGTGTGTGGGTTGCTCTCATGAGCAAACTGTCGTTGCTGGTCGGCAAACTGCCAATCAGAAGAACCATAAACCTCGTAAGTCTCGTTCCAACGTGCCAAATCAATTGAACCAACTGCGAGAATGCGCTTTGCGAAAGACTCAGCCTTATCAATATCTTCGGGATCTTTATTAAAATCTTGGAGGATGAAACGGCGACCACCTTCAGTAGTCGCGACAATCAAACAACGACGATGATAAATATCACCAGTTGGATTATCCATATCGCACATCTCTGGATTGTTGTAAGCCCAAACATCATCGATGTAAGCAAGGACTTGAGTGATTTTATGTCGGCTGGTTGGGATGGTGACGTTGTTCATAACGTAGACAAGGTAACCGATTAAGGTTACCTTGTCCACATTAAAATAAATTAATTTGTTCTTTGTCCACATTTATAAGTCGCTTGAATCTCAAACTTTCCAGACTTCTTCACTCTATCTACCGATTTGTCTTTACGGTCTATTACTTCAGTAAGATCTACCGCTACAGGAAAATCCGTAAGGTCATCGGAAAATTCCGACCACAACAACTCTCCGTATATATTCCTAAAAACAATATACCCGTCTTCGAAACATACGTTAATCTGATGTTTTTTCATAATAATTAATCCTACTTTTTATTTCCCCAATATTTAACACCATCGTATACGTTTTTAACGTATTCTATATCTAAAAGCCCTTGATGGTATTTTTCAAAACGGAGAGTTGCATCCTCATTTGACATACCGTAGAAACGGTAGCCCCGAACATAATCCGCAAGATACGAATCGTGGTCAAATTTGTAAGCCAAGATTTCCAAAATATGATCCAGAGAATCTTTGAGACACCCTGATTGAGCTTCCCTCCAATTAAGAAGTTGAGTTGGGCTATACCTACCCGACACCATGCGCTTTGCTGCGATGCGAATATGGTTAGCTTCCTTCTTACTGAGAGCGTTCCAGAAAGAGTGTGGATCTTTAGTTGAAATCGCTTTCCGAAGTGCGCTTTTGACTAGAAGTTTCGAGTGGGTGTGGGTGATTTGCTTCAAACCTTCTTTTACCATCTTGATAAGATCTACGCCCCACCCATCACCAATACACCCGTGGTTAGTAAATCTTGGTGAACTCTCTGCTGCAAATTTAATTCTCATAACGAAGATAAGTTAACTTATTTTTGAACGTTTGTCCAGATTAAAATGAGTTTATTTTAACCAGCGTAAGTATGGCCACCATCACAGAACTTACAATCGGGTTCTGGTGGTTGCTTTTGGTTGCTTTCTTTTGGATTGGTCAGTTCTATATAAAAACTTCCAGATGCAGGGATGAATTCTGAATAATTTGTTGGGCGAATTACCAAGTCTCGTTTGACCATTTCTGCCCGATTTAGTGAATCGAGTTCCACAATAGCTGCTTCCGCACCTTCCTTAGAACTGACGAGAATAAAGGGATCTGTCGCATCCTTGGTCCAATACTCTTGTCCCGCGAAAGCTCCTCTAAGATAATAGTGAGTTCTATTGGAGCGATCTGCAACCCTGATTGCGTATCGCTCTGCCACAACAGGTTTTGGTGGCTCGGGGTCTTTACAGATATCCTCACATAGAGTGACTAGAGAAGCCAAATGCTCCACAAATTTGGCTGGATCGGTCTGCATATCTGAAAGAATTTGCTTCATTTCTTCTTTAGTAGTCATAACAATATTTTAAGTTTAAATTTAAATTTAATTTTAGGAAAGGTATGCGACAACTTCAGCCTTGGAAAGGTCAACCAGACCATCTCTAGGATCAGTGTGCCAAGAGAAAGAAACGATGCTATTTTCAAACTGAGGATGTTCCTCGAATGGTTCCGTATGGGTTGGGCGAAAACTAGCCCGTAGAGTCCCCGTAGAGGCTAGTAGCTGGTCTCCAGTGATCATGTCTAAGCTGATACCATTATCAGACAAAAGCTCTGTAAGGACCGAAATAACGCCACAGACGGACTTTGAGCGGTTACGACCTGAAGTGAAATCATTCTTGGCAAGGATGTTGTTGATTCTCTTGCGATCTTTGGCTAGTAGGTTGTTTCTCATAACGATTAGAACTTATTCTATTTTTCGTTATTTGTCAAGAATTAAGATGGGATATTTTAAGAAATATCGAAATACTTGTCTTGAATCAATAATATAACCTCAGGTAAGGTTTTATCTGGAAAGAGACTGGTGTTATCCTCGGCTAAACCTTCGAGATTTATTTGATCACAGTTACACCCCGAATCACAAAAATCACATCGCCAAGGGTCATCCATATGCATTAAATGGCGGTGCGCCAACTGGTATAAAAAATCGATCTCCATAACGAAGACAAGGTAGCCTATTAAAGCTACCTTGTCCAGATTAAAATGAGTTTATTTTACACCGTTGCCTCTTCGAGCAACTTCACCTTGGTAGCTCTTGAGATTTGGGTTTGCTTCACCTCGTTGAACTCCGAGTGTTCCTTGACAGCGGCATCGAAATTAACTACCAGTCCTACGAAGTCTTCCAAATCAGAATAAGAGAAATCTTTGATATTGAGTTGGTTGAAGTAAATCACAACATTGCCGTCACAATTTACTCTGGTGATATAACCAACGCCATACGCAGATTCGAAGGTTTTCACAGACTCAATAACACCTTGGAAATTCTGACGTTTCCCTGTCTTCTCGATATGTTTTGAAGTATTTGCTTTAGCTGCTTCCTTCTTTTGTGTGAAGTAATTCCAAGCACCATATAGACCGACGATGTAGCCGATCAGTTTTGATGCACAGTAGCCCTTAGCGACGATCTGGCGGCAGTTCTCGAAATATGAGGATTCCTCATCATTAGAATTAAACCACTCCAGAATCCGCTCTGCTTTCGTGATATCGGCATCGGTGAGATCCATGCTTTTCTTCTTGTCAAAGAAAACATCCAAAACCTGTGCCTTGGTTGATTGGTATCCGTATTCTTCAGCTTTTCTGCCTGAAGTGTATCCAGCCTCCCGCGCCAAACGGCATGTCAAGGCCAAGATGTCGTCAACCCGATATGCTCTTGGTGTGTTATCACCGAAACAATCCCAGCCTCTGCTATCGTTGAAGAATTGGAAGATGTCTTCGATGAAGTTGAATCGCTGAAGAATATTACCAGATTCAAATGGGAAGAAATCCTTGACACAAGACGAACCAACACGCTTGAAACCATCTTCACCTTTCTTGGAAACGAAGAACACTTTGTTGCGACGACGATTGATGTTACAGTGATCACAAGCACATGTTCCGCGCTCCTCTGAGAGGTCTACAAGACCTTCGGTGAAGTTGTGGAGGATATCGATACCTTCAACATTTTCAGTCAAACCGATGAGCTTGTAGACCTCAAAACCAAGGGACACGTCACTGAAAGCGATGTCAACAACTTCAACGGTATGTTCAGTTCCATCCTTATCAAATACAGAACGGATGATTTGAGTTTCAAAGCGAGGAACTCCAATTTCAACCTCGACTACAGGAAAGTTGAGACGGGCAGCTTTCTTATTAAGCTTGAGGATGTTCTTGTTGAACTCTGCAAGTCGGCTGGTTGGGATGGTGACGTTGTTCATAACGAAGACAAGGTAGCCTATTAAAGCTACCTTGTCCAGATTAAAATGAGTTTATTTAAAAATCACTCTCCCCTTGCGGCACTCCTCCGAAATTAACAAGCTCAAACACTTCTTGTTCCGCCTCTAAGCTCTCTAATTGACCTTCGGCAAAGGGTATTGGTATGCTCCTAAAACATCGCTGACGACCAATAGGGAGGTCTTTAAACAGCATGTTACCATCCCCAAGACCGAACCAACAAGCGGGCACTTCCAATTTACTTTCTAAGAAATCCAAAATCGCGGTCATGCGTTGCTTTCCGTCGATTACCGCACAATCAATTAGTTCGTCCCACCCAGCCCTCGCTCGGTCATTAATAATAATTGCTGGAATCGGAATGCCTATAATAACGGACCTTATCAAATTTCTTTGGCGAATTTTACCCCAAACATCCCCTCTTTGATAAGGGGGGTTTAACAGTAATCCCCCAGTGGATTTCCAATAGCTAATGACCTCCACTGGTCGGTTTGCGGCTGAGATCGGGAGACGTTGTGGTGTTTTATCGTTCATAACGAAGACACGTTATTGCTACCTTGTCTAGATTAAAATGGTTTAAATCATTTCTTTATTATTTTTTCCTAAAGAAATATACCAGCCAACTTCAACGCCTTGGTCATCACCGCTAAGTTGCTCTGCTCCAATTTCAGCACCATACTCCTTCAAAAGAGCATTCAGCTTACCCTCAAACTCATTAAAACGAGCCAATTCTACCGCATCTTTTTTGATACGAATAGCCTTTGCTTTTGTAGCAGAATCTTTCGCAGCAAGGATATGCTCAGGATTTGCACTATAATAAAAATGAGGCTTGTTCTTGTTTGGAGACATGGCATAATAACCTTTACCGTCAACAGGAATTTTCATATTCCCCTCGGTTCTCCAAAATCCCATAAGTTTATCCCATAAGTATATTTTCCGTAGACCGCAATACTCTAGGATACCCCCTTTAATCTTGACAACAGCAAGTTGCGCCCCAACCTTGAATCCATCAAGGTTTAAATCTAAATCTTTTTCATTCATAACAACTTTAAGTTACTCTATTTTTTGGGATAAGTCAACAATTCTTTTAGATTTGTTCCGCCTATTTGTCTCCGTCCGATTGTAGCAATCCAGCTACGAGGATAGCGATAAACGTGAACCTTCCAAAGACCCCAATTTACAATTCTGGGAGACACGTTTACCTTTTCTAAGATACCGCGCAATTCCCTCAAACGTTTTTTCTCATCATCCGTAAGAGGAGAATACTTAACCGATACACACAACCGCTCATGGATTAAGTCCTGTATATATTTTCTACGAGTCATTGTTTTAGACTTATTCTTGGGCATGTGGCTCGGAGATGTTTAATGGTTCCTTTTTTCATAACGAAGACAAGGTAACCGATTAAGGTTACCTTGTCCAGTTAAAAGTAATTTATTTTAGATCTTTCGGGCTACAACGTCAACCGCACCAGTTCTGTATTGGGCGAACTTCCTTTCGAAGGAAAACCCTTTGAAACTATAGTAGTCAATCTTAATATCCGCATCTTCAATACCTACAAAGGGACTATAAATGGTTTTTTGTTCACGAATATTAATTGCTTCTTCTGACTTGTTCCAACCATCGGGCATATACTGGTCATCCCATTCGTATATTTTATAGACACTAAATCCATTCAAATCATAAATGTTCGAAAGTGGCCCATCAAAATGGTCTAAAAATTTACCACCTTCCCTCTTGGATTCCTTCATGAATACATCGGCAACTTTACCAATATTTCCTGACAACGGGTTTTTATGAACCGCAACAACTTCACTATGAGCACCCCCGTTATAAGGTTTCAAAGCAAAACCAGCTTCTTTAATTTCGCCGCCAACCGAAACAACAAATACTCTAAAAGCCTTCATCTCTTCGACAGTGTATTGTTCTAGTGTAAATGCTCGGTAAGTTGTTCTTAGAGATTCAGCAAAGAACTCCAACAACTCTATATTTGGGTTTTCGGGTTCTGAGATTTCGAATTGGATATCACTAGTTTCTGCCGCCTCATATAGTTGGACGTTAAAAACAGATTCAGCTAAAATGGTATTACTAAAAATCTCTTGAGCCTTTTTCTTAGAAAGCTTACGCCCACTTCTAGTGTCTTTAAACAATTCGATGGTATGGTCCCTTGTTGCTATAGCATTTTCGAAAATGCTCTTTATTTTTTTGTCAAAATTATTTGTGTTCATAATGTTAATTATCTATTTCAATAATGAAGTATCCTAAAAAGGAATATCTTCAACGTCATATTTTGCACCAGATTTTTGGGCTGGTTTTACAACGTCTTGCTTTTTTAGGGAATCAATGAACTTAAAAGTTTCAATGAACTTAAAAGTTTCACCGATCACAACGACCTTTGAACGTTTGGTTCCATCGTGAGCATCCCAAGTTTCCTGCTTCAAACGACCTTCAACGAGGATGTTCCGACCTTTAGTGACGTGATCCCTAATTGTTTCTGCATTCTTTCCGAAGAAAGTTACATCAATAAAGGAAGTCTCTTCTGAACCATCCTTTCGCCTATGGTTAAGAGCCAAAGAGAATTGTGCTACAATCGTTCCTTTTTTTGTTTCTCGAATATTAGGGTCTGCTGTGAGATTTCCGGCAATAATTGCTTTGTTGTAGTTCATTTTTGTATTTTTGTTTTAAATATAGTCATCCTCAAGCTCCTCCCTTTCCATTTCTTGGATTGCGATACGCTCTTCAGATTGTTGTTTGTAATAGTCTTGTCTTTCGAAGTAGCCTTCAATACCATCTTGGTGGTCTTCAAGCATTAGGTATGCGTTATGCAAATCAGCACCAGTAACCTCGCCATCACCATCAGCCCATGTGAATCCCTTAATGTATTCTCGGATTTCTTCTGTGGTGAATTTGGTTCTACAAGAATCTGCGATTGGTTCGATTACTTTAAATGAATCTCTGACATCATTTTGTCTTTTGATAAAGTCTTGATACTCTTGTCTTTCGGCTAGTGCTGATATAAGCTGTTGAAAACTAACTTGACACAAAACACTGGCAACACAATCATGAAATGCTTGCAAGCCTGTTTCGTCTTGGTCCCAGCACAGATCACCTGTTCCATCAGGAATTTCGATCTCAACTAAAAATTGTTTCTTTTTCATACCAACCAATTACTTTATAAAATGATTTAATCATGTCGGGGATATCCCAGCCAGTTTTAGGATCAAAATACATTCGACCTTCGCCGTTATTGCATCCTGAATTATTTTTAATGTCATATTCACCCGACTCCCGAGGAAGTTGATACGAACATAGGATGAGTTTTTTATTTGCCTGTTCCATTATTAATAGCCTTCCAATTAGAATCAACATCCAAATCGCCTTTTTCGCGATTTGCGGCAGACTCCATAACTTGGAGGTTGGAGATGTGAGTTTTACTTCCTTCTTTTGATTGTGGAATGATGTGGTCAATGGTCAGTAGCGACCCGTCTTCAGAATAAATATTCCAGTGAAAAGTATAACCACCACGTTTTTGATTTCTTAGGTCGTGTCTAATGGTGTGTGGGGTTTTACTTGTGTATGGACATACTAATTTCGAGCCACCGTGTCTTATCAACCTCAGCCACATCAATTTCCTTCCATGAAATCTACTAACCTCGCATGCCTTGGTTAAAATATCCTCCGCTTCCGAGAAGGGGTGGGATTCTAGCGAAATATATCCGTATTTATTTTTCATAACAGGGTTACTTAAACACACTTTACTGCTTGAGTCAAGTTATTTCTGACTTTGGATTTTTACCAGATCATCAGCTTCGGTCTTATCTTCCCGAACTTCTACAAGGATTGGAAGGAACAAACTCCAAATTTCTTTTCCTTTGGCTTGACCGCATTCGTTGAATTGGATAGCGGCAATCTTACCGGTGTATTGATCAAAGTCAAATCCTGCAATGGGTTGGAGTCCTTCAGCCACATTGTCTGGATTGGCAAGCTCTAAGCCTCTCTCGGCTCTTGTTAGACCCGATCCGACATTCACCTCCAGAAGACCACAAGAGCTTCTTAGATTGAATCCTCCGATGCCGTGCTTGAATTCCGATTCTTGCTTCCCCTTATACCAACCGACGATTTCTAGATCACAATCCAAAACTTGTTTAAGTTTTACCTGTTGTGTGGATGTGCCATCCTTCCAAGGCATGTCGGTGTTTTTAAGAACTGCTCCTTCCTTACCTTCGGCAATCATTCGTCCGTAAAAATCTTGTGCTTGAATCTTGTTATTAACTCTTTTGGTTTCGATGATATTGATCTTCTTGCGATCATTTGTGAACATATGAAAAATTAGATTCTCCATCCTTTTAACGTAAGGTGTCTTATCCAAACCACCTTCCCACAGATCAAGGGGAATTGCGTCCCATAAGTCGATAATGGTGTGATCCTCGATCATCTCAAGATCCCCAACATGTTTCTCAAATTTTTCATTAAGCCTTACCCGCTGTTTTGGATTGGCATTTCTGAGTTTTTCTTCGTGGCTTTCTGTGGTTTGGTCTCTTTTGATTAGCTTATTAACCATACCGTTCCCCGTTTTACGATTTAGAACTTTCCCTTCACCGTCAAGAACTGTTAGCTCTCCGGTAAAGACCATGTTGTCCGCACCTAGTGTAAGAAATACATCTGCAAGAGTTGGTAACAAAAAAGGACTTCCATTCCGAGTCAAAAACTCAACCACTCCGTTACGGATGATGACGTTACAAAACGCACCATCAGCTTTGGTCTGCACAATAGCGGGGTATTTGATATTACCTTCCTTATTAGGACCGGAGCAACGCATGTAACCAAATTCTGGAATCAGACCTTTCCAAACTTTATTAGCACCCTTCCCCGAAATACCACATTTCAAATCTTTGAGAATGATTCGCTTCAAAACTTCGGCATTGTCATTAGACAAATAATTGAAATGCGTAGCCAGCAATTCTTTGGCTGCATTCCCCGTAACTTCTCTGTTGTAGAAAGGACTAAGGTATGAATCAAGTGATTGCTCATCTAAAATAATATCTTCAAAAGGGACTCCAATTTCAGGAATAGATTTCTCTTGAAGGTAGAAGTTAATATGTGGGTTGAGTGCGTAATAAAATACCTCCTTCAAAAAGGCATTGTCTTTGTTGTCGCGGAGAATATCCAACTTGTCGTTGGTTCCGCTTACGCTGGAGATTTGGTTTAGGATTGTTAGTAGGCTCATTACTATGGTATGTTAGCAGGTTATTTGGATTGTGTCAAGTAGTCTTCGACAAATTCTTTTGCTTCATCCAGATCTTCAAAAGAAAAATTAGGATGTTCTGGTGTGTTGTCCATAAAACTAGGAAAATATCTACCATCATTATGTTGGAAGAGATATGCTTTCTCTCTGCCGTATTTACAGATGCGGCTGGTGATTGGGCCAACCCCAACACTGTTGATATCCGACCACTGACATATTTTATCTTTAACGAAAAGGGATACAAACCAAGTAAAAAGGATCATTATATTAAATTAAATTGGATGCCCAAAGCGATTGATACGGTCAATGCAAATTGCGAATAATCGGTAGGTTCCTGATATTTTCAGAACCCTCTGCTTTCCTTATATGACTACTAACACAAGAAGGAGTCAGAAGGGTAACAACTATCAGAATTACTTTACACATCTTGTTGTGTGATTCCAACATATATAATTGCCAATAGGCTTACCCTTTTGGATGCAACACGGTATAAAGCTTTTCCAGATTAGTAGCCGTTAGGTTGGAGTTTTCGGGGACCGCAAATCCAGTAGCCGTTAGGTTGGAGTTTTCGGGGACCGCAAATCCCTCTTCTACAATCCTCTCCAAACTTGCCAAAAGATTGGCGATATCAAAAGGCCCTGTTTCGGAATCCTCTGCATCTCCTAGATAACCGTTGCCCAGTTCTGGCCTTAGGTTCAACATATTAGCCGGATATTGTATACCCGAAGCGGTTGATTCAAAAAAGATACAATACCCATCTTCTAATACAATATCATTTACAGCCCAAAACTGGTGTCCATTTTCTTCATAGGTGACCACCATATTGGCCCCTTTTCCTTCAGGGAACTTATTAAATCGACCTTTAAGGTATTGTTCATAAAAAGCCGCAGCTTCTTTTTCGATTTGTTTTTTTGCTTCCGCGATAGAAAATTCATTTTCTTCTTTCTCCTGTAGTAGGTCTTTCAGTGTTTTATTCATGAGTCGTTATAGTATAATGGTTTTTCTTATTTTGCAAGGTTTATTTTCACTCTTTTTAGGAGAAAATTAAATTTAGAAATTGTTCATTAATCTGAATTTCTACTGAATACGCTATAACCAAGGGGGAGCTTAGACTTTATGTATCCAGCATTCTGTCTAAGCTTTTTCTTTGCTATCGGGTCAAAGTGTTGAACCTGCATAAGCTCATCGATCTCTTCCTTTGACAAATCACCATCATTCGTTGCTGCTCCGTTTTGTCCAAATTGGATCGGGTCTTTCTTGTTGATAAAATCATATGCATAATCTGTCATTTCGACACCAATATCTTTCAAGAAACTTTCCAACATCTTGACATCTCTCAAACCTTCTTCCGCAGTATTCCAAAAACTAATAGTTTTATATTTAGGAAATACCCTACCCGCTAGAACCTTACCATCCATCGCACGGTGGATCGAAAGGCCATCCTTAGAGCCGTGACTGATTTGCCTCAAAGCCTCCTTAACGTCCTTTGTAGGCTCACCGTTCCACCATTTCGCATCGGGGTAATTGGAGTGTGGTAATTCTCCTGTGAAAATCTCCGTAGTATGTCCGTGGAAAATTCCATCAGAGGTATTACCATAAACCCCGTGGTCATTCCATAGAGTAAAAGTTATACCATTACCTGCCTGTTTCCAATGAATAGATTCACCTTGATGTTTGAAGGTGTCTGGAGATTCTTTGAGGAAGGTATTATAGAATTCTTTAAACTTGGGCATATCTTTAATTATACCAATTTAGTTGTTGTATTATGCTCAACACTATCACTCAACCTCCTCATGAGGTTGTGTCGCCAATCTCTCATTCTAGGTGTGCCTTCGTCATCCAACACAGCATTCTGTCTAAGCTTTTTCTTGGCTAATGGGTCTATGTGTTGAATTTCCATCAATCTCTTGATCTCTTCTGGCGATAGCCTGTCTTCATCAACATCCTGTGTCCCGAATAAGGTAGATGCAGTTTTATTACCACCAATATCGATTAGATCGTAGTTAATTTCATCGGAATTCATTTTCATGTCATTTTCGATGAAATCTTTAATTATTTTTGAGTGCTCTTTAACGGTAACCTCTGTATTCCAAAACGAGATGACGTTGGAACTTTTAAAAATCCTACCACCTATAAAAGTCCCATCGGCAGTTCTGCTGGAACCCGCACCATTCATCTTAAGCCGTTCGGTGGAATCTTTACCTAAATGGCTAATTACCTCTATACCAAATTCTTCATAATCTTCGTGGGTGTTGGAAAAACTAACCCATGAATACAAATTGTTATGAGTCACCGATAGACCATCTTGTATAGTTTTGGCCCAAATACTTTCGCCCGTTTTCTTATCTATAAGGAAGGTATATGTCTCCCCTACGTCATCATAATCTACTATATTTCCGGCAGAGTCTATGGTAGAGTCGGGAGTCTCTTTGATAAAGCTTTGGTAGAATTCTTTAAACTTGGGCATATCTTTAATTATTCATTTTCGTCCTCCTCTTCTTCCGCTCACATCTCTTCATATTCTTCTTTAATCTCGATCAAAAGATCGGTGACTGCGTCAATCTGGTTTTCGAAGAATTTCGTCCTGTAAGCCTCAACCTCGGAATCGGGGAACATATCGTTCCGTTTAACAGGATCATCAAAATCCCCATTTTTTAAGTGGTATACGGACGAAAAGTCTTCTGTGTCTGGGACAAAATCTTCTACATTATCAATACCGCTAAAGACTTCAAAATCTTCTAACTTGGAGTCGGGTTCTCCGAAAACTAGAGACTCGGTAACAGTGCCTTCAGACCTATCAAGGATGTCTATGGTTGAATGCCTATCTTGGCCCCACTTTACTCTTAAAAATGGTTCGCCGCCAAATTCACTTTGGTAGGTGGCGATTTCTTTGTAATAATATTTAGACTCGGTGGTATGATCGACATAATATTCAATATCATATTTGTCCAATAAACCTTGCAGCTTTACGTTTGTTTCCTCTGTAAATAATTCCCAATTAAACATTGACATGTCTCTAATTAGCCAACCACCTTGCTCGTTTGAAGCCACCTTGCTCGTTTGAAGATATCAGTATTGACAATGAATGGCATGTCTTCCACCATCCGGTCCAAAACCCAACCCTTTTCCTTTTTATATTTACTGGCCATTTTTGGTCGCTTTTCATCTACATCAGAAAGGTTGTCAATAATATCGGCAAGCTTGACCACCTTGGCATTAAAGGAAGCGAGTCCGAGCTTTTTCGCCTCACCCTCCTTACGCTTTTTTCGATCCCATTTAGGATAATCCTCTTTAGTGTATTGATTCGTGACTTCAATTACAATCGATGAAGCTATTATTCCAATTTTCTGCACCAACTCTTCGAAGTTTACTGGCGTGTCTTCAATGATGTCGTGGCATAAGGCAGCCTTAACAACGATATCGTGATCTGGTTCGTCTTTATAATAATCCGATACAGTTTTGGCTACACGGAAGACATGAGTCCAATAAGGAGCCCCGTCTGCTCGCTTCTGTCCGATAGCATCATGTTGTTCCTTGGCCCATTCTTTGGTTTCTTCTATGGTTAACATGGCTATATATTACCAGTTAAAGTTTATGGTGTCAATGAAAAATCTCTCACCCCTTTCGAGGTGAGAGATTGTGTTATGAAAAGTTGTTAACTTTAGTTAGCTGCTGCGACCTCGATTTCGTAAGCCCTGTTGCCAGCATCAGCGAACTCTTTCAGGTTACCGTTACCTACATTCTCACGAACAAGGCTTACAAAGTTTGCCTTGTGGCGGGAAGCTGTTCCAAACTGTGAAGAGAAGACTTGCTTTCCGCGATTGTCTCCCCGATCATTACCTACTCCGAGTCCTGAAGTGTAGAACTCAGTTGCCCCGTTGACAATGTCGTAAACACTCTTACCGTGGTTGCCCCGCCCAGTTGAGGACAACTCAACGATGTTGTCGATATGGTTACGAGCCTTGGTTGAGAACCCTTTGGTTTTGTTAAAGGCTGGGAGGTTGGAGTAGTAACCGCTAACGATTCCCCGTGCCAACTCAGCATCAGCTTCGATTGCTGCGAAGTTGACCATGACATCAGCGAATGTTGCACGACCAGCCATGACATCTTGGATCATTTGCTCAACTCCTTTGAGACGAAGATCGGTATTCTTGGCATTGTGGTGGACACTGAGACCGAGATTGTGCTTTGCCGCCATGCTCCAATTGAGAGTGTTTTGGCAAACGATCCGAACGTTAGAGTCATGAGCTTCAAAAGCCATAGATCCATCGTGGGATGTGATGAAGTTCAGGTGAGAGTGGAACTCATCCCCGTTGATGGTGGTCCGAGAATCGTCACCAAGCTCAACTGAGATGAAGTAACGCTTAAGACCTCCGAGTGTTCCGACACAAGAAACCTTGTAGTCAGTAACTCCTTCGAGCGAAGATGCCATTGCTTCCCAGACCCGCTCATTCTCAATAAGCGTATACCGCTTAGTGGGAACGTTGAGATGGATAAAGTCGCGGGGAATGTCGGGACGTTCTGAAACGTCAGCGCAGACAATTTGGCGACCGTCCACTTGGTGGGTATTGCCGTCCTTATCCAACGAGAGACATTCGTGAATGCAGAGTGGGAAGTGGAGACCTTCTTCTTGGACACTCTCAAGAGTGATCCCGCCGAGGATTGGGGTTTCAAGTCCGTGCCATGCGGAGTATCCGGTTACGGCTGGGACGAGGATCTTATCATTAGCTTCAATACAGTGGGACATGTTATTAGGTAGTTTAGGGTTGTTGTGGAGGTTTGTTCCCCTCCAACACCAACAACTTAACCTAAAATGAGATTTTGTCCAGTAAAAACTATTCTATTTTAAATAAAAATTGCTTTTCACTGATTTTCAACGACTTAGAGGTATTCTTTTCCTTTGTGTCTAGAAACGTGCATAATAACGCCTCTATTAACATCCCGAACGGCATCAGAAATCTGTTTAAATACTTGTTTATGGTCGCTATGTTCTGGTGTTGAGTTCAAACTAACGTAAAACGGTTCGATGTTGTGGTATTTAACGGCCTTAGAACCTCCCAGAAATTTAATTTTCTTTTTTGCATTAGGTTCGCTGTGGTATTGGTTGTCGATCAATACTGGATTATCTACCGGATCTCGTTTATTTAGAATAGGGTTAGATCCAGTGTAATGTTGTCTTGCTAGGATCTGCCCTCTAGGAATATCAAAATTGAAGTGATCGATAATAGCAATTGCATAATCATCAGAGGCAGCAGTTAGAATAAATACGTTATCTAAACCATATTCGTCCTGTAGTTCCTTCACGAACTCTAAGGCAAACGGTCTAAGATATGTTACGAAACGCTCTACATGCATGGAATATCCAACACCATCCACACATTGCCATTCCCAGTAGTTAAAGTCTGTGTTGATGTCTATGTTGGATTCCCACACTCCATGTGAGTTGATCAAGGTCTCATCCAAGTCAATATAAATTTTCCTATTCATCAAATGTTAATTCTTGTAGTTCATCAATATCCAGACATTGGTATTTGACGCCATTTTTCTCTTCTTTGGAAGTGTGGTGGAAATGTCCTCCGTAAATATTTTTTACTTGAGTGACTTGAACAACGTGATCCATAATCTCTCGTTCTCGCACCAAATCATCCTCAAGTTCGGGATCATTCGCATGCGCCCAGCGCATCAAAAGACTTTCTTTATTTTTAGGTCCAAAGTTAAAATAACTAGGACAAGTGTGTGAAATAAGAATATCGTGTTCAGTTAGGGTAAATCTTGGCTCGCTAACTTCCTCTTCTTTCCAATAAGATACATTTGGAACTCTTACATGGCGATCAACCGATACGCCACCGCCTAGGAATAGAATTTTTTTACCATTAATAGTTTTACTATAGTAATCTGGTAAGAGTGTAATATTACTAAAAGTTTGATTAAAATCTTGATTCATTTTAGAGTCGGACCACCAGTCGGGATTTTCGTGATTCCCGCGAATAGCTTCCAGAAAACAATTATGCGCTTGGAGCGATTTGTTTAAAATTTCCAAACTTCGAAACATTTTAGACTTACTCTTATCCCCGTCCCAAACTTTAGCATCAAACCCCATAAAATCACCGACCTGAATAAGCAAAGAATCATCCAACACCCCTTGTTTCAGATAACGATGTAATGCGGTAAAATCCCCGTGGGTGTCACCCGCCAAAATTACGGGTCTGTCTTTGTTTTTTGGTTCCATGTCTTCGGTCATTTGTTTAGTATATAAGTAAAAGTTGGTTTTGACAAGTAAAATACCTAATTATTTTTATGAGCGAATCAGATGACTTAGACGATCTTTTGGCAGAATTAGAGGATGATACCTTGGAATTGGATCAATTGCCAGAGAAAACCCCCAGAATCCAAAAAGAAGCAGAAAGAATTAATGAGGATAATGTCGTTGACACATTCTATTCAACATTAAGTGATGTCGCTGATAAGTTAAAAAGGGCTACTAATGAATTAATCGATAAAGTCGAAGCTGGCGACACCTACGAATCAACTCTCCAAGGTCTTGCTGCCCTAATAGGACACGCTAACAACACAGCAGGAAAGCTAGATGCCAGAGAAGCAAGGAAAGAAAAGATGGCCCACGATAAGGCAATGGCTGATATTAAGTTAGAACACAAACTAATCGAATTAGAAAAGAGAGGCGACACTAAAAAAATAGTAACTAATACCCAAAACAATAACCATTTTTATGGCGGGATCACCGACTGCCTTAAGGGTCTTGATAAGATCGAAAAGTCAGAGGATGAACCAAAGGTTATTGATATCGACTAGCGAATTCCCCCACCGTGCCATACTCTATATGTCGGGAACCTATAGCAACTTCTATTAGACAACCAAGGGTAAGGGTCAACATAGGATGTTTGGGAACACCAAGGAGAACGTGTGTAATATACTGGTGGGGTGTATTGTCGCCTTACCACGACTCGTCTTACGGGTTCTGACGCGGTTGGGGTGGTCTCTTTAGAATTTGAAACAACCTCACCTGTCGCCGAATATTCCGTAGTTTGAACATACGAATGCGGAACACAAGAAGACAGGCTAATGAGCAATAGTGGTAGTATAAAATATTTCATTATTTGTTAGGTGTGATTTTGTAGATGCTGTTTCTCGTAGAGACTAGTGTTTCATCTGAGTCCCCCTCTTCAATCTTAGTGACCGCAGAAGACCGGAACCATCCATCCTCAAGTGTGTCATTTCTCTCATATCGATAAGCGACGATTCCTTCACCCATTACAATATCCTTTGTGAGGACGGCTTTCAGCCGATACTCTACAGGTAAAGATTCGAATAAGTTAAATCCGCCATCTTCGTGTTCTTCGGTCTTTGCTGCGGGGTAATCCGGATTATCCGATTCTGACAGCTTTTCGATTATTACGTCTGCTTCTTTTTTAGTCATAGTTTATTTAGTTTTGATTTCTTCTGGAGTTGAATCTACATCTGTTGAAATGAATGCAGCTAGCAGGTTTAGATACTCTTCTTCTAAGAATTCTTCTACAAGCTTGAGGTAAACGAAAGCAAAATGCGGTCCATGTGGCGTGAATTTTACACCTTCAGGGGTGGTTGATTCACAATACGAATGCATAGTCAGCGAGTGTGCCAGTTCATGTAAAACAATAATGTTGGATCTTGAGTTCTCCGCAAAAACCACACCCGTCTCGTCTGCTTTAGGGTATTTGTGTCGTTTATCGTTTAGGGTTATTGTGAAATCTGCGTCCACCTCGTTTACAAAACTATATTCTTCGATTAATTCGAATACGAATTCCGAATTAAGGATATCCCAGACTTTTTTCTCTGTTTCTTCTTTGGTGAGTTCGTTGATAAATCCCTCGCCTTCAAAGGCCAAGTCTTCTGCTTCATACACGTTATTCATCTGGTAATCTCTCACAACGTAGGTATATTACCACTATTCCTGAGTTACGTCAAGATTTATCTTCCCAAATCCAAACATTATTTCCGCAATCCCAGATTCGGTTGAACCCGTGACCTTGCATATTCAAATTTATCGGGAAATTGCTTTTTAGACTTTTCGATGAAATAAGACGAGTCTTTTCTATAAGAAGCAGTAAAACATTTTTTACAACCACCGTTCTTACTCCTATAATGGGATTCTGGTGTTAATGTAATCAGAGTTTGATGTTCCTTACAACGAAAGCTTAGAGGGGTTTTTGAGCCACTGTAAACTGTTTCTCCATAGGTGTATCTATCGCCAAATTTTTGTTTTGATTTTTTAATGAATGTTTCATTACCACCTTTTTTCACAAGACAAATATAACCAAATTGCTACCTTTGTCAACAAAAAAAGAGCGTAACATTTAAGTTACGCTCTTTGGAATTTTTAGGTATTAAAACTTACCAAGCAAATTGCTTAGTTTCGGTTCCATCGATACCGTCAGTAAGCCCTTTCATTATTATCATATGGTAATAATTGCTAGACCCGTTCAAATTTGCGGCGATAGCATATCTAGTGGATAGGCCGATTCTCTGTCCGAAATCATTCGCAGCCATAGTGCGTTGCACCTGAACTGGGATGTAAGGGAGATAAACCAAACCACAATCACCTGTATCTGCGCCTTTATAACCAAGAAGGATATAGTCAACACGGGTATCACGGATAGCGGACTGATACTGAGACTCAGAGCGGGTATCAACGAACACCTTAAGTGCTCCAAGAGTTCCTGCGCGAGAGTTACCGAATACTTGCTCAACGTTTGCATCAATCTCGAAAGCTTTGAAGTTAGGAAGAGTTTCAAGGATAGCCGCAACATAAGGAGTTACAACTGCGAAGTTGGCAGCTCCACGTCTGTTACGAAGACCAACCAAACGTGATTGAACACGAATTGCTTGCCACAAGTTAACCGAACGTTCTGCGGACCAACGACCATCTGCATTAGCAGGATTCCAGATTGTGTAACCACGTTCTGGTCCAGCCGAAAGAGTGGACTTGATAATTCTCATAAGAAGCTCGCGATCAATTTCAGCTTGCAATTCATAAGACATCATGTTAGTCATTTCATCATCAACCGAGATTGAGTGCATGTTCTGAAGATCTTGCTCAAGTTCCAAAGAGAACTTAACAGCAAGTTTACGAGAACCGGCTTCAACTGCGGTCTTTTCGATGGTGAGACTCATCTGAGGAATATCAGTAGTAAGTTCAACATCTGCGAGTAGACGAGCGACACCTTGATCTTGTGCAGGGTATGCAAAGTCAGCAGTATCAGTATCAACACCGTTAGCTTGAGATACACCAGCTTCGATACCGTCGAGATCGGCATTCAATGTTCCGGTGAACGCAGTGTTAAGATGGTTGTGTGATGCTTCAACACCATTACTAGCAGTTCTATAAGCAGGAGGGGCACTGTTAGCAGTGTTCCCGCCGTCAGGAGAGAAATCAGCAAGTGACTCAGAATCATATTGGAAGCGAAGAGCAAACGCCATTCCAACGGGGGAAGACATAGGCTGAACTCCAACAATCTCATTAGCAAGTAGTTCTGGGAACGTTCTGCGAATCATTGGCATAACCACGTTCGGAAGACGAGCATCACCTCTTGCATAGAAGTCATTATTGGTAGGGGAAACAGTATTACCATACTGGCCATTTACTGGCTGATTAAGTGTTGCTCCAAAAGCAGCATCACCATTACCATACGCATGGAAAGTTCCTTGAGTATTAAGGGATTCTCCGATAACCTGATTAAGGGTAGGGAGAGCACCATAAGTATCTGGGTTCTGTGCCATGTGGCGGTACTGATTCTCTAAGAGAACAGCGGTTTGGACAGCCTGTTTGGTATTCTTGAAACCACGAAGAGTTGTATCTGTGGATTCAAGAAGAGGTTGCCATGTCTTTAGGACTCTTTCCTCGCGTTGCTTCGAGGTGAGGTCGATATCATATGCATTCATATTATTATATTTTGTAGTGTTTGTTTATTTTTTAAGAAATATTAACGTCCGTAAACACCGTAACCGCTATTTAACATTTCTGCCCAACCCGCCAACACAGATTTAGGTTCCTCTTCTTTATCCACCCCTACTTGCTCATTAAGCACTCGGGATTGATCAACATTTTGACTAGAAGTTTGTTCCTGAACTACACGATCAGAAGCTTCTTTGTCTTTAGAGATTTGTTTTTGTTGAAAACTAAAATTCCTTTTAGTAAATTCAAAGTCGTGTCCTTCGAAGCTTTCCATAATTTGCTGTTTTTCAAGCACTGGAAGTTTGTTAGTAGATTCACGAAGGAAGTTATCCTTTTTAAGATCGTCGATAATCTTGCTTTGGCGATCAATAAGATTGCGGGCATCCGTAAGACCTTCTCTGATATCAGAATCAACCGACTCATTAATACCAACTAGGTTTGAAATCTTCTTAAGAAGGTCTTGGCTATAATCTTTCTTAGCCGCTTCCTCTAGAAACTCAGTAGGAACTTTTTCTTCCAACCATGTATCAAGAAACTTATCAACAGCTTCGACCAGAACATCACTCTCGGTCTTAACAGACTCATTAAGCAGACCTTCGTAGTAATCTTTAACCCCTTGTAATTTGTGGGCACGATCTTCATCAAGCTTAACAAAAAGGTTTTCAACCTTTTCTGTATGCTCGGTATCAATTGACTCTTCAAGAGATTTCAATTCAGTCTTAAGCTTTGTATTGTGACTTTCTACAAGTTGCTGTAACATGATAGTATGGCTCTTATCCATAGCTTCGGTTGCGAGAATGGATCTTTCTTCGGCTACTACTAATACTTTGGCATCGAATGCCTCCATAATAGATTTTTGGGTAGATTCAGAAAACACACCCTCTTGGTCGCTGAATAGGCTCTCGAATAATTTTTCCATGCTATTAATTATGTTCTACGCACCTAACTTTTTAATTTACTAATTAACTTTATGGAAAATACTAAATTCGAGCAACTTATTGCCAATTTGGAAGAGATGACATCTTCTGGAGTTTTCACTGCCGAAGTCACCGGAGTTGAGCAACAACCCGTTAATGGTGAGTTCGGTAATTCGGTAGACCCTACTAATAATGATTTCTATGCTACTGGTGATGCTAGAATCCCCGCAGGAGCTAAAAAGGTGAAATGTAAATGTAAGAAGCCATGTGGTTGTAAAAAGAAAAAGAAATCTTAACTACATCTATGAACGCATGGACAGGTATACCTGAAGATTTTGAACCTAGTGAAAACGATCATGGGTTTGTGTATTTGATGACTATCAAAAATCCCGATACAGAAAAACTCAACTACTACATCGGGATTAAGAAGTTTCGAAAGAGAATTAAGAGAGCACCACTCAAAGGTTTCAAAAGAAAACGTATCTGTTACGTTGATAGTAAATGGAGGGATTATACCTCTTCGTCTGAATCACTTAATAAGTGGTTGGAATTGGGTATTCCCGTTGAGAGAGAAATATTGAGAATTGTTGAGAGTCAATGGGAATTGAACTATTTCGAGAATTTATATATTATGAATTCTCATTCTGTATTCCGTGATGATTTCTTAAATGGATTTGCTGGGTTCAGACAGAACAAACCACCTAAGGCTCTTCAGAAGAAATTCGAAGAGGGTTCGATTGATTTTACTCTGCCTGACAGAATAAAAGAGCTAGCCGCAGGTTTTATTGGTTGACTCTAGGTCAACTGTGTGTGACAATCACATCAATGATTGTTCTAGTCGGTTCAAGTAAGGTCTATAAGATCTTTTCTAGATCTTTAAGAAAGTTCTTGGTTGATAATAATTTTATCGAAAACGATGTCCTTAATGTCGCCAAACGACAACTAAATGCTTTTGCTAGGATAACGGCAGAACATATTATAGGGCAGTTCAAAGATAGTATCATTGTTAATGATACTAAATGGCACCACTTCTATGACGAAGATATACCGTGGGATACAGTGGTTAATATTTTCATCTCAGCCTTGAGTAACCACAAGAAGTATATCCATAAGAGGTTTTTTGAAATACCTAAGAGTGTTATGGATATCGAGAATGATCCTATCGATGGTGAATTAAAAGAAGAACTATTTAAAATTATTAACACGAAGCATTTATGAATTTACTCTTCAAAATAAATTCCGTCATCATAATAGCCGCCATAAGCATCGCTGTCTTCCTCTTTATACTGATCCTTAGCTAACTCCTCAAGATCCCGCTCTTGGGCGTTAAACTGCCCTTGTGGATCATCTACGAGTGGTTCGTGTGTAACAAGATCAACCGGACCAGCATAAGAGGAGTCGATAACATCATTTGAGCTAATTTCTTGAGGTTCGCCTTCAATATATGAGAAATCACTTCTGGTTCCGAAAATCTGCCAACGCTTATATACCTCAAACAAATCAGAATCACCCTGTGATTCAACCTGAAAAATGATTTTGGTAAACCCTGATGGCCTATTACAAAGAAGATCTTTAATTTCAAATTTGTCTCCCGCTTGTGGTGAAATACCTACACCAAAAGCGTTTGCAAATGATTCAAACGAAATTTCTAATGTTAATTCGTTAGAAGCCTCAATACCAATTGCTGATAACATTGTTGAGTCAACCGTGATGTCAACCAAAGCACGCATTTCCTCGCCCTTTAAAAATTTAGCATTGGATTCTCCATAAATCGGATGGGCCTTTTTCGGGTCAAAATCTTGTCTATGATAAATAACTGAAAGACCGTGTAGATTTGTGGCTTCTTTAGCCAAGTCTCTAAATAGTTCTTGAGTTCGGTTGTTAGCATCACAACCAACCAAACCGCTCGTAGCAATATGTTGGTTATTATCAAATACGTTCGGATCGAATGTAATGATATTGTCTCTTGATGGATTAAATGCTGACACAAATATAATTAGTGTTATGGAACATCAAGCATCTAATGATGAAATCACTAATCTAACTTTACATTTGATGGCGGCTCTCAACGGGGTTGTCATTAATCGCTATGACTACAATACCAACGGAAGTCGGGGCGATATTATAAAGAAAATTAAGGTTCCTATCAAGTTTGGAGGTAAAACCAGACAGCTAGAAGAAACTATTAACATTAAAGGCCATGTTAAACTGCCTATTGTTTCTGTTTTTATGAATGGTTTCAATTTAGATCTCGACAAAAACTCGGCTAAGAATAGAGAAAGAACTGTTGGTGGTTGGGACGGGACAGATAATTATAAAACATATAAATACCCAACACCTGTTAAAATTTCTTATACTGTTAAAATTGTCACCACGAAGAAATCAGACTTCGATCAAATAATCTCGCACTACACAACAGCATTCAATCCTGATATTATGGTTTCTTGGAAACACCCCTTCGAGAATGACAAGATTGTTAGTAAAGTTTTGTGGGATGGTAATGTTAATATCGATTTCCCGACCGATCTACCTTCTACTCAGAAAGCTAGAAATATCGGAACCATGAATCTAACATTAGAAGGTTGGGTTTTTCGCGATGAACAAAACGAAGTAAGTCCTTTGAATTGTATTGAATTTAATATCAACACAATTAGCGAACAGGGTGGCGTCTTCGTGGCAGAACAAGTAGATGATACGTTCACACTTACCGCTAAACCAGAAATTCAAGAAATCGTTCCCGACTGTATAAAGGCCGGAAAATACGTAACTTTATATGGTAATAACCTGAGTGATATCACTGCAATCTTTGCTTTACAGGTGAATGGTAATGGTCTGGTAACTCAAAATTATGACCCGTTCTTTGCCTCGGAGAAATTCGCAGAAGACTGTCCTGCGTTTGATGGGTATATGTTTGAAACGTTTGATGTATTAAACACCAACACCATTGCAGTTCAAATACCGGAAGAGTTCGAAGGAAATGATATCGACTTCCTTGTTATCAACAGACACGGTGGTTGTTCTAAACTATCAACTGCAACTGAAGTTGATAGTGAGTGCCACCAACCATTCTTGAAGGTCTTTTAATCGCGCCAAAAATCCCGTCATAATGGCGCGATTATGGCGGGATTTTATAAAAAATTGGTTATCGCGCCATTTTAACCTTTGATGGTCTTCATCAAATTTTGGAAACATTCTAGGAAATATTCTTCCCTGTTGTGTTTAGGTAGTGTGGAAAGTTCTTGAGTCAATTTATCAAAAGCCATTGGCATATAATTTCCGTCACTACCGATGATCCATTCTCTATTCTCCATTAGAGGATCTACTAATGCTTTAATGCAGCTAGGATCTTCTACAGAATCATGGCAAACAATATGCATACCTGTTACGTGATTGCCGTCAGCTTTCTCCGTCAATTGGCCTAATGCTCTAGATGATTTACCCACACGAACCCCGCCGTCAACCAAACTTCTCTCTAAACGACCCATAGGCGTATCTAAAATTAAAGCTTTACCGTATACTGTTCCGTCGCTTTCCATTCTAAGCTCAACCGTCCTGTCACAAACTCTTTCATAATTAATCGACGGATTGCTGGGATGTTCCATTTCATTACACGAACGACCTTGTTTAACTTTCTCTACATTAAATCTTTCAACATCTTTACGCATCTCTTCGATATCGTAAATACGTCCATTTTTATTTTTCACACCACTTTCCGCAAAAACCCCCTCTAGATACATTTTTTTAGGTTCATCTTTATTCGCCTGTTCCATAATAGGTTCAACAAAAGAATTAGAATGAGTGTCAATTAGCAATCTATAAGCATCAGCCATATAGTTAATTATGCAATATTAGTAGAAAAACCACAAAAACCTTATAATTACCAATATGCCCAACTTCTTTAATTTACACTCCGGTGGTGAAAAAACAGAACACAACGAGTCGAATGATCCTTCCAAAACTGCCGAATTAGATAAGGCAATTAGAAAGGCTTCTATAATTGATGCAGTTGGTGACAGTAGATCGCGCAAGACTGATAAGCTGGCAGTTTCCACCGTTACCCCCGAATTCTTAAAAGGTAAGGACGGTAACAAAACAACTATGGCAATTTGGACTGATAAGTCATTTCGCCAGATGATGAGTTTCAACCTCAATAATCAAAAACAACAAAGAATTACCGATTATAGAGAACTCGGTAAAGAACAAGAAATTGAAGGCTGTGTTCATGAAATTGCGATTTCTTGTTTGGCATCTTCCCATGAAGAAAAACCTATCGTTGTTGAGCTTGAGGGTGATTACGACGATAAGGTTGTGGACATTATTAATAAAGAATTACAAAAGATTGTTGACTTCTTCGAACTTGATATGAAAGGTCAGCAGTATTTTACTGAATTTGTGACCACTGGTGAATTGGCTTTTGAAAACGTTTTTTCTATCCAGAAACCTGAGTTGGGTATTTTAGATTTCAAAGCAATTCCGCAAGAAAATGTCGATCCAATTTTTAGAAACTTCTACAACCAAGAAATCGAGGCTTTCTGGTTAAGGAAGCCTAACAATGCGGATTTACATGCGGCCAATGATATGGTAGGTAATCAAAGGAGAAAGCAACAAGCCACTACTTCTTTTGATAGTATCCCTATGGCACGTAGTCAGGTTACCTATTGTAACTCTGGTGAATGGGATGTAGATGGTCAATTTGTTATACCTTATATCCTTAAAGGCCAGAAAGCACAAAGAAAACTTTCCTTGATCGAAGATGCAATCGTTATTAATGCTCTCGTAAATGCCCCTGAGAGGCTTCTATGGAATATCCCTACAGGAGACATGGACGGACCCTCGGAAGAGCGTTACATGCAGAATATTATGAACGCCCACAAAAAAAATAAGGGTGTTGATGCAACTGGTGTTATTACAGAGAAAACCAACCCAATGGGTATTACCGAGGATATTTACATACCCACTAAATCGGATGGGAATGCAGCTTCTGTTACTCGTTTAGCGGGTTCTACTGCTTTCGGTTCGGGGTTTAACGGTATGTTAGATCACTTCCACCAAAAAGTTTATTCATCGATGCATGTCCCTATTACCAGACTAAATCCCGATGCAGCACAAAGTGACGGGACAACTATTACGATGCAGGAATTGGCGTTTGCCGAAAGAATTGAGTCTGTCCAGAAAAAGTTTGCATATGCTATTAAAAAAAGTTTGATAACCCATTTAAAACTTAAGGGTTTAAAGCTACACAACGAGTCTTGTCAAAACAGCCTAATAATGGAGGCAAACCAAAAAGGAGAGGTATTGAGTCAACCTAATTTGGAAGATCCCGCCAAATTATTTGAAGAGCATATTAAACTTGTGGAGAGCAATTATCACTACCAAGTTTATGCCCCGAAGTTGAGAGAATCGGGAGAGTCGGATGACGATATCCAAAAGATTCTTGGTATGAGTTATTGGAGCCAATTTGAGTTAAAAGAAAATGATATCAAAGTTCGTTTCAGCCTACCTACGAATTTTCTTGCACTTCGTGAGCAACAACTCAGAAGTATTAAACAAGAAAACTTCAATGCTTTGATTTCAAATCCCCAATTCTCATTCTGGTTCTTAGCCAAAAGAGAACTTGGCTGGACTGATAACGAAATCAGAGCCAACCATGAGTGGAAAAAGATTGAAGCGGCTCAATTATGGGAACTTACCAATATCGAAGAAGGTGGTCCAAACTTCAGAGCAGATGCTCAAGCAGAAGCGGGTATCCCTGCTGATGGGGGTTCTGTCGGGGGTGGTGGCTCTGCTTTACCTTCGGGTGTCGGTGGGGGTGGTGATGTCGGCGAATTCGGAGATGCGGGTGGTGCTTTAGATGATCTCGGTGAAGAGCCTGTTGAAGATGTTCCGCCTGAAGGATTGGAGCCTGAACCCGCTCCTCCAACACCCGAGGGAGAGGAAGAAGAAATCTAGTATAACCGAATTAAGAAACCAATAACAATAATCTGAATAACTAAACTAAAAACACAAGTCAGATATAGACTATTTGCTCCTGTGTTGTTATTTTCCAAGTTTATTTTTATATCCCCTGTTATAATGTCCCGCGTAGTGATCCAAGGGAGAGCTATGAGGAACAATATAAAGAAGAATATGGTTTTTATATAAATAAACATTTTATTGGGTAGTTTTGAATCTGTCTTGGTGGTTAAATGCCATATCCAAGCCATCAGGACTTTCGACAAACATAGCTTTGGTGACTTCTCCTTCGCTTTGATGTGCTTTAATATGTTGTTCCACAAATTGGCTATACGTATCCAACAATACACCACCTTTATCCGAAACAAGAACATCGTAATGAAATGTTACGTTTTGTAGTTCATCTCTTTTAGGTGTATCCATAACTTCATATAGCTTCAAATTTGAAGGGTCGTCAATAAAAATTCCAGCCTCTTCAAAGAGTTCTCGTTGGGCGGCTTGTAATAGAGTTTCCGAGAAATCCAAATAACCACACGGGAAACAGAACTTACCGGTATTGCTAACGCCGTCTCCTCTTTTAGTAACAAGGTGCTTGAACACACCTTCTTTGGTTTTGATTCGGAATCTGATACAAACCGCCATTGAGCGGGAGTGCCAGAATTTTTTCCCAGTTTCTTTGGAGGTGAAGCAAGGGTTTTCTGTATTATTAAATTTTGGTTTTGTCATATATTTTTTCGTCTTTTGTTAATCTTTCTAATATAAGTTTTCGCTATAGAGATGTCCGGTAGTGCCTACATCTCGCCTAATTTGTTCCTGTTCTTCGGCAACAATCCAAGCTTCATCTCGATTTAAAAAGTCACCAAACTGGTCGATAAAGCCTTGTTCGCAATCTTTCCACCACTTGACTCCTTCCGAAGCCTCCATTTGATTCCGCATAACCTTATCAAAGTGTCTTGCTCCTGTTACGATACGTCCCTCTTTGGACATCGCCGCGCATACAATTCTTCTAGGTGTGATAGTGTAATCAGGTTTCCATTCTTTGTTACTATTCATTTTTATCTCGGATTTGAGTTGAGCTAATGTTCAACAACTCTTCAGAGAATTGCTTCTTAAAGCTGGCAGGGTGGAGGATAGGGGAAGGTGCGATCTTTCTGGAGTTGGTGTAACGATTGAAGACCAAGAAGCTTGCGCCATCAATTCCTTCAAATTCTTTCTCGAAAGACTTTCTGTATTTTTCCCAGACATCATATCCAATTACAAATACGATCAACACTTTAAACCCAAATTCCTCTGGCGGTTGGTGGAAATGATACTTGTCAATAAATTTTGGAGCATCACTTTGGACAATCATAAATTCGGTATCAGTTTCAACCGATTCGATAATATTAATTCTTTCCTGAATCTCTTTCTGGTCGATTACACCCTTTTCTGGGTGTTCTCCCGAGATATCAATTACAACGGGACTATTGGAAGCCTTAGAGTCACTACCGAGGGAATCTAGAATAGTCTGGTGACCCTCGTGCCAAGGATTGAAACTGCCAGCAAAAATGACTTTAGTTTTCTCTATCAGGAAGTAGTTCAATATATAGTTGGCCACTTCTTGTTCTTGTTTATCTCTTGACAAACTCGAATCCAAAATAACTTCCTCTTCAATGCCTTCGCTGGTGCTGACGCAAAACTGATTAACCCGCCCATCTCTTTGTCCTTTATAACCTAGAGCAGCAGTGAATACAAAAGTTATGACATCTTCGTCCTTATCGAAGTTTTTAGCCTCCATAGTATAAGACGCAAATTCGGAACTAACAATTTTGAAACCTGTTTCATCAACAAACCCGTCCAATTCTGCTTTGGAATTAAAATTGGGTATAAAATCTGCAATCGAATCATAATCATACAAGATTTCAATAGAATGAAGCCATGCACTGGAACCTTCACCCATAAGCAGTTCTGGGATTTTAGAACCACAACCGAGTGCAACAACTCGGACTTTCTTTCCTTCAGGAATTATGTTTTTCATATTATAGTTTTTCTGAAACAGAATTGTTTATCAACATAGGTGACTAGATACCCCACATCCAGCTAGGATGACTTCTTTGATGAAATTTTTCATTTTAGTTCAAATCGGAGCATCTTATTATATGGATCTCTATTTTGACCAATATTTGCGGTCGTTTTGATCGGACAATTTTTAGAGTTCAATCGAACAGCGAAATATTTGTGTGTCAATTTTCCTTGTTCGGCTTTTTCTTTTTGCTCATACCAATAAATGTCAGACCGTAGGAACTGCCCCATGTTTTTGGATGAGTAGTTAATTGACTTTTTTGTATGGAAATACAAATGATGTTGAGACCATGTATAATACGGCTTTCCTAGATGTCCTTCGACTATACCTGTTTCAAGGTTTTTTCTAAGGACGGTATACCGCTTTTGAAATTCATTCATGTTATTTGAAATTGGCGCGATGGGATGTTTTTAGTTCATCCGACCAAGGTGGTTATTTACTGACAATCATTCCAATCTGGTGTGTTGAAATTTTAACATCCAGATTCTCTAATCATTAACTCCTAACCCATCTCATTTCCTTTTGCATCTGCTTTTTCATTAGCTCCACAAAGTTCCGTGAGAGATCTCCCCAATTGTTACTCTAGATCCAGAGAACAAAATGTGAGACAGTTGAGGCTCGCTACTTGCGAACACCGCATTTTTTGTTAAGGTCAACATACCCTATTTGACGGGGTATGTCAACCTGTTTCTTAAAGTTTTACCAGAGACCGATGTTTTAAGTTAAACGGTTATCCGTCACTAACTACTATTATAATGAAGCAGTTCGACACACCGTGGTTCCTACAAAGGATAACCGAGACGTTTGGCGATTCTATTAGTCTTGAGAGTGATTTCCAATATATTGATCGCAACCAAAAAACATCAGCACTATGTAAAACTCACGGGAGCTTCGATACGGTAACTGGTTATTTGTTGGAGAAAACTGGTTGTGGTGAGTGTGTGAAGGAAAAATATAGGAATGTTAGAAAGGAAAAGTTCTTACGAAAAGCCAGAAATAAATATGATACGAAGTATGAATATGATATCGAAAGTTTTTTCAACCATAAAACTAAAATAAAAATTAACTGCCCTATTCATGGTTGGTTTGAACAAACACCTGACAAACATTTATCCCCGAACGCTTTTGGATGCACCCAATGCGGTCGGAAGTGTTCTACAAAACCTAAAATAAAAAAGAAACCTAGAGTTAGGATTACTAAAAATGTGTTTTTAGAGAAAGCTAAGAAAAAGTTTAAAAATGTATTTAGTTATAACATATTACACTTCAACGATCAGGTAGATAGTAGTGTTGAAGTTATATGCCCTGAGCATGGCTCTTCACTACAAATAGCCCGAAATCACTTAACATCTAAAACTGGGTGTGGTGAATGTTCTAAAGAGTTTGTATCTCGCAAATTTAGAAAACCTTGGACAACTTTAAAATCTGAATTAGAGTCTATACATAAAGATCGCGATTACAATTTTCCTGATTACAATAATCTATATTATAAAAATTGTGATTCCAAAATAGATGTTAAATGCCCTGAACATGGTTTGTATACAAAATCTGCGGAGAAACACCTAACACAAATATGTCCAAAATGCAGCTTAGTGGAAAAGAATAGATCGGGTTCTTACTGTGGTGGGTATAATGAATTATTTTTTGAGCAATATCCAGATAAACACGATATAGAATCATTTTTATATTTATTAGAAATTAACGAGGGGCACTACTATAAAGTAGGTATAACCACTAAATCCGCTCATGAACGTTTATGCGAACTTAGAAGCAAGTCCAAAGGTCAAATAAAAACTATACGAATCATAAAGGAATTACCTAATACCTTATTTAATTGCTACACGAAAGAGCAAGAACTTCTAGAGGAATTTAAAGAGCATAGGATTTATCGTCGATGGTCTACAGAATTATTCGATATTAATATTTCCGAATATGTTAAATTTTAATTACAAATTAGTATTATTTCTAACTTCTTGGAGAGTATATTCCTTGACCAGTTCTCCGTTTACAAAAATGGGTAACATTTCATCTCGAAGGTCGTGGTATAATGGGTGAAGCTGGTTGATGGTGTGATACCCCATAACACCCTCATCATCGGTCATTTTAACCAACTTCAGCAATCCGGTCTTGCTAGCTTTAGTTTTGTCTGACGGATTCTTTTGAATATTAAGTAGTTCTCCATTGCGAATTTGAGCAGAACATTTAATAGCAACTCTTTGAGTATCCCTTACACAGTCGTTGAGTAGCCCAGAGCCTTGGCCAAGTAAACAGTTTTGGCTAGACCAACCATTGTCGGCTAACATTTTGTAGATATTTTCCACCTCCTCAAAAGCAATCCCGTCTCCATCAAGACATTTGATAAATGGGGGTAGGCATCTATAACCCTTAGAGTTAGTTTCGTATCCGAAGATTTTACCAAGTTCTTTAATGATCCACAAAACCTGATCTTCGTGTGTATCCCCTTCAAATCTAGGCGAGTCTGGTCGAATAACTAATGCTGTCATTTCATTGTCACTATCCTCCCGCCTCTTGCTGATTTCATATTTAAGACCACCAATCACATTTGTCACAAAATTCTCGATTCCATAACTATCAGATACCAAAGATAAAATTCCGTCAGGATACTTATCTAACATCGACTTGACATAATCAGTTTCACCTCCCCCATCACCAAACGAAGTTGCAATGAAATGTTCCGTGGCTGGAACCGAAAAGCCAATTTCATTATATTCGGCCTTGTAGTGAGTTTTGAGCCACTTTAGAGCTGGAACAGTGTCAGTCCCTAAAGAATTAACCAAATGCGCCCCTCCGCCAATCTCAGCAGCATTCTCGCATGTTGCGGAACGATAGCCGAAGTCATGAATCATAAACTTGTGGAAGTCAACCAAATCCGATGTGAGGTCTTGATACTTTTTGGCAATTTCTACCGTGAGGTAACTCTGGGTGCAAACAGTAGTTGGATACCAGAATTTCATAATAAGTCCTTCGACATATTGACCAATCCAAGGCAATTCGTCATCAGTTGATTCGATAACAAAAAGAGCATTTCCTACAGGAACTTTCATTCCTTCCGCAACTGCTTTAATTTTGATAGGTAGTTTGCCTCCATGAACATCGATAATTCGTTGCCATCCTTTAATATTGAGAGCTTCTTCTCTCCCTAAATGATGCAGAGAAATTTCTTTAGCTTCTTCCAACATCCATTGTTCGACTACCACACCAGCAAGATGTTCTTGTATAATGGCTTGGAGTCCGAAAAAAATTGAAAATGGATATTTAGAACCCAAACGACATTCCCCGTAACCATAAGCTTTAGTGGTCCCTTCGATGAGCATGTTCCAATGTCCACCTAGTTTATAGGAGTCGGTCTGTAAAATTATATTGTTCATTACGTTGTAATTGTAGTTTGTGTTTTAATTTTTGTCAAGATAGTTTTATAGGGTATCGCCATTTAAAACTTTGCCATCGATTCCAAATTCAAACCCATGCCCGTAATATCCGTTGTGTGAGTTAAAAAGATGTAGGAACTTTTCGGAATCACCATTCACCAACCTAAACACAACAACCCCGCCATCGTCAAGTCCTTGGAAGTCTTCAGGCTCTAGAAAAAAATCTCTGTCAAATACCCATTCACTATAATCCTCATCAGGCGAGTCTACCCCAACTGGTTCGGTCTGCTTTTCGATGTTGTTCGAGATAAACCAATCTGCGTATTCGCAACAATCCTGACCCATATCATACCCCACGAACACATTGTTCACATCGACAAAGTTTACCTTGTCGCCCCATTTTCCTCCTTCAAATATTTTCATTTTAATTGTTTGTAAATAGTTCTTTAATAATTGTTGTTCTAATAACGTCGAGTTCTTCAGTTGTGTAGTCGAACGTTTGCTTGAGTTCTTTTAAGATATTTTCGATGGGTTGGCAAGTGATTTCTTCAGAATTTTCAATATTTCTGAATTCGATGAGGTTGTCATCGTCGAGGTGATCTTGTCCATGACACTCGTTAATACAAACGTATGCATCGTCATCACTAATTTCATCATCTGGATAATCTGGATCTGGAATGAAATCCTGAATATATTTGATGGCAATTTTCCTAATCGGAGTTTTCATATTTTCCATTGTAGTATCAATTTTCACTTTGAAAAGACTTATTTTTCAAAGGATATGGTATTTTTAGCGGATCTTCGAAAATGCCCACCTTTTCTTCGAATGATGGGTTATTTCTAAATTCGTATTCTTTAGCTTTTGATAGGAACTCCGAAAGATGTTCGTCGCACATCTTCATAATTTCGGGCCATTTTAGAGTTGGTGTTGTAAATTCTAATCCGAAATTTTTCATTTTACTTAACCTCCACCGAATTGCTTTTATTAGGGCTTGCTTTTCTGTGAACTTAAGACCAAACGCACACCTAGTCGGCATTCTTTTATTTTCAATAGAAATACTAGTGATAAACATATCACTCATATTACCTCTTCTGTTTTTTTGTCTAACTCTATGGACACCCTCAAAACGGCCACTCAAATCTTTATCGAAAATAAAGTATTGGTGTGTTTTGAAGGTATGTTTTCTAAAATTTGGATCTCGCCAATTTCTTATAATAGAATTTTCCTTATAGTATCTTGGATTTGTTTTATTAAAGTGGTAATCATTTTTCGATCTAATCTGCCTGATCTTTTTTTGTTTACTCTTTATAGTTGCAAGTGTATTTGACCGGTCATTACCTCTAAAATGATCTAAAGGGTCTTTATGACCCGCATACTTTTCAACAAAAGGTGTCGGCTTTTTGAGTAAATTTACCTTTCTATAATCTATAAAATTGTTCTTAAGGTGGATAGCCCTTTCGTAGATGTTAGTTATTTCTAGGACAGCATCCGATAATCGGAATCCATTATCTCTGACGATCAACCCCTCATAAGGGACATAAATCATATCTAACTTATAGAGAATTTCTACATACTCCTTGTCAAAAATAAACCAAGGACTTTTTTTGTGAAGTCTAAATTTATAGGAATTACTTTCTATTTTTTCTTCGTAGAAGGGGCACAAGTTTTCAAAATTCATCTTATTTTATTAAAGTATATCTGGGATAGGTTCAGCCGAAGTAAATTTATCAGGGTTCTCCAACATATATTCCAAACTGGTAAAAATATAAGCCCCTTCGCATTTATACAATCCCTGATTATTTGGATGCTCGCAGGTGTATTTATCACCATCATCAATGGACCAAAAATGCTTCGGCCCAAGACCCAAATATTCTTTAAGCTCCAACCATTCGGTATTAGCACAAAAACCCGCTTTATCATCAAGTAAAATCGAGCAATAAAGTTTATCACTATAATCCCCCCAATCGAGCCGAGCCTCCATCTCTGGATTCTCATTAATATAATCAATCCGAATTCCGTGATCCTCAAAATATTTCTTGTATGCAAGACGATCTTCCTTTTTGGAGCAAGTCCACATGATGATCCTATAACGAGAATCCTTGCTTAGGTGCTGTAGAACGTCCTTAGAGTGTGGGTAGAACTCTGTCGATAACCCATCCCAATTTGGGACCAAGACCGTTCCGTGGACATCTAGGAGGAGATAAATGGTATCCCAGCCTTTCTTGTCAAAGTCTGTTTCTGCTTTTTTAAATGCTCTTAATGCGCTCATTATTTTATTTCTTTTTACCAGACCACTTTTTACAATAAAAAATACCTTTTGTCAAGGATTATTCCGCGAGACAAACAGCGGCGACCAAAAAACACAAACCAATATAAATTCCTTGTGTTAGTAATACACAAGAACAGATCACACAAATGGCGGAAACATAATTATTATTCATACCGGCATGATACTCTACAGCACTTATTTTGTCAAGGATTTTAATGAACAAAAAGAAATGCTCTCTTTCTAGCCCGTGTCACGCCAACATAAAGGTGTTGGAACATTTCTTGCTCCTTTGGGTGGCTGAGAATGTCTGGAGTTATGAGAATTACATTCTCATACGTGCTCCCTTGTGACTTATAGGTTGTCAGACAAGGTGCATATTTGAGCCTAGCGAATCTTTTGTCAAGATCATAATAATGGACCCAAGCAGCTCTCGCAGGTTTCGATCCTTTTTTGTTATTAAGAGCCATCTGTCGCAGCTTGTTCTTATGTTGCTCATACTTCGCATCATCGTCTTCGTGGACCATTTCAAGAAGCTCCTTCTTACCCGAAAAAATGTTCTTAACATCTGCAATATAACACTTATACATTTTCTCCTTACCCATCCTATTCTCGATTGTATAATCTTCAATAATCAATTCTTCATTTGTCTGGAATGTGATCTGATTAGTATCAACATCAAAAATAGGCTTATCGACAATCAACTTATCGCCAACGAGGTATTTCGGTAGATTCATTTTACCATTTTTCCAAAAAGGAAATTCCTTAGTTAGGAGTGGAATCATTGCATCATTAGTTAAGCCCTCATCGCGATATCCTTTAACCTTCTTGCGAATTCTTTCTTTATAGATCATTTTGCGAATTTCTTCATTGTAGAAATTCACAGTATCATTTCTCCAAGCAGTGGCCCTACAGAAGTCACCGTCCTTCTCATATGCTTCGGAACAAAACAATTTTTTAAGAACCGCTTTTCTATTTTTAGTAGTCACCACGACAATACCCTCCCTTTCAGCGTTCAGATCCATTTTGGGATTATATACCTTGTCCCTAAATTGCTTCGAAAGTTCGATGATAGGATTTCCTTCTTTCTGTCGAACAATTTCGGTGAGATTAGTATAACCGATCTTATACGCTTTGCGCTTCTCGGGACACATAGGTATAGAGCTAGAGTGGTTCACCGGAGGTAGTTGCTTACCGTCCCCCACGAATATGAGTTTCAAATGCGGATGATTATCTAATTCCTCCATCAGATAAACGAATAGTTGGTCATCTAATTGTGAAGCTTCATCAACAACGATAAGATCGAATTCGCCAACTTTATTTTTGGACTGTGTATCTTTGACAAACATTTCAGTTCCGTGGTCGGTGATAAATGGTCTCAAACCTAGTAAAGAATGGATGGTATTGTATGATAAATTATCAGAACTAAATTCGGCCATTCTCTTGATAACCGAAACCGCTTTATTTGTGGGTGCTGACATACAAATAAAGCTACCGTGTTTGGCTATATTGTGTTCTAGGAGCATATTGGTCAAAAAGCTTTTTCCTGTGCCAGCAAATCCCTCCAGACAGAACATACTTTCCCCGCTGTCTAAAAAGTTTAAAAGGCTGTTGAAGGCATCATTTTGCTGGCCTATCAAAATACTTTGATCTGGCTTTTTTGGTTTTCTGAGTTCCGATGAGGGTTCCATATTATATATTGGTTGTTTTCAAGTAGTTGACGTTAAAAATAAAATTTTATTACTTCGAAGCATAATTAATGACATGAGCGTATTCAACGACGAAAACCATGAGTCTCTTCAATCTAAGTTTCAAAATATGATTAACCCTACTCTTGTGGAAGAGAAGGTTAAGCCTGTTGAGAAAAAAGTTATTGTTGAGAATAACGAAGTGTCTCCTAAAACCGAGACTATCAAAGAAAATACACAAAGCAAGGCTGTAGGTTCTAAATTTAACGAAATCTACAATGCGTGTTATGGTGATACTTTGGTCTCCGAAAACGACGAGCTATCCCTTGGTATGGGTGGTGAAGGAGAGTATGAGGACGAAGCATCTATCGACTACGAAGGTGGTGAGGATGATATGATCCAAGTGCCTTCATCTGTTATCAGAGAGCTTTACGCATATCTTGAGGATTCTATGGGATCTGAGGATGGATCTGATGTTGAGAATCTTGACGTTGAGCTTGATCTTGAGCTTGAAGAGAGCAACGACGGAACGCCTTCTGCTCTCAGCAACAAACTGGGCGATCTTGTCGTAAAAGGTAAGACTGTTCAAAATGATAAGCTAGGAACCCGAGGAATTGGTAAAACTGGCAGTGGTGGTGGTAACGGTAAAGACAAGAGCGGAACTCCGCAGAAGCTGATTAATATCCTCAGCCATCTTATCGTTAAGGGATCTGGTCGCCAAAATGGACTTAAAGTCGGCGAGCAACCTGCTAAATAAAAATTATATTTAATTAAAATTCAAAGAAAAAGCCAACTTGTTATAAGTTGGCTTTTTCGTGACTATTTATCCATGAATGCGATTTTCTCTTGCGGTGTCATATCTCTGATATAATCCCTAAAATAGATCCACCAATCATTGATTTGTTTTTCGTTAGTAACTGGCCAAATTTTAACCATATGTAATGATTCACAAGCGGCGTTTCGATAAGAATTGCGAAAACAATCCCAGTATGTGGTGAGATTATGCACCCTTTGATCGATTGGATTTTTCTGAGTTGGTGGTCTGAACCGTAAAATCTTTAAACCAAATTCAGAATTTAATAAATTGTAGCTGTTTGTAGCTAAAGCTCTTCGAGTTAGGGTGTTACCTCTTTCGGGGAGCCTACGGACCCAGCGCATCTCAACTACATTGTTTTTAGTGATATTTTCAAAGAAATCTCTATTAATAGCCATATCAATAATTATATGAGTAGGGAGTCAGTTCTTACCATCGTGTTATTTAAAGTGTGTGACACACCACAATGAATACGTAGATCGCTGTTTTTTAGAAATGAGTAGTCGGTGACGAACCCTATGCCATTTCTCCCGCCCTATATCTACTTTAGGCTTTCCTCATAAATTATCAATACCAATTTTCTTCTTTACTATCTATAATATCCTCTAAACCATCTCGCAGACAACCATATCCACAAAAATCGAATTCTTTCTTTCGTTTCAACCGAGACAATGCCGTGCCTCCACCGTGTTCCTTCACCGATACCCATCCACTTAAAGGATGTCCACCAATCATTGTTTGCTCTGTAGGGAATCTTTGCTCTTTACCGCAATGGTCGCATATATTAGCGGTTTCCTTTTTTGTCGCCATAAAAATTTGTTACGAAGCAATCTTTTTCTTTACAAAAGTCTTCCTCGGTTTTGAGTTCAGGCCTACAGTATGGGGCGAATTTACATTTACCGTCTTCTGTGATATGTTTGCATTGGTCTTTTTTTTCTTCCATGATTAAAAAATTTCCCCAACTTCCAAATCATCTATCTTTACGGCTTTAAATTCTTTACGATCTGCCGCACCAAACTTCGAATCATCGGTATAGCCGTAATGTAATTTAAAACATTCCTTCTTAGCTTCTATCTCGGACCCAGCTTCTACCATATAACACACGGGGTATGTCTCAAAAGGCTTGATACCGCAAATATTGGATACTACCCATTTACTTTTATCTACTTTACTTTTCATAATTCTTAATTAACTCTTCGACATTTTCATCTTCCAAATAAGCTTCTGCCTCTTTTTTGGATATTTCAAACATCTTACACAGTCTTTCGATGTTGTCAACAGATTTAATTTTTCTTTCGATCTTGGGTTTTTTGACGTAACCACTAAACAGGCTATAATAATTGTATTTAACTTTGGGTAGAACCGACTGTAGCAATTTCAGTTTAGTTTCTTCATCCACATTTGTCCAATGCGGATAATTAATCATCTGGTTTAAAATCCTACAATGAGGATCAGAAACAAAAGAGAAAAACCTGTTTACCAGAAACAAGGGGAATTTCTCCCCATGATAAACAGGCTCTTTTCTGTGCTCTGCAACGTTTTTTAAATGGTCAGTCAGTGTCATTTTTTTTAATATCATTAATATGTGGCTCTACTAATGTGGGCTTTTTGGCGATAGATTCAACTGCATCTTTTTTATTCATACCAAAAATTCGGTCCCACCCGCTCACCCGTTTCGCATAATCGGGTGAGCGGGTATCTTTTGATCCTTTACCAGCACTCATATTACATTTTGAAATCTTTGTATACCTGAACAAACTTAGTATGGCTCTGCTTCCATGTAGTGTCAACATCTTTCGGGAAAGTAGTTTTCTCGATGGAAATAGGCCAAGTCGAAATATTCAATCCACTCTTAGCCGCAATAAGACAAGCCGCAAGATCGTGGTGATCAAGAGGGAATCTTTCGTCAAAACTAAAGCCATAACCAATACTTTTGGAAACATCAAAGCTCATCAAAACACCATCAATGAATCTACAAATTGCCGGAGAAGCCCCGTAGTTTACAGCAATACTTTTACCTCCGAGAAATGTGGTATACGACCCCGATTGATGTTTGCTGGGCTTTCCTGTTTTTGGGTCGGGGAACTCTGATAAAGCAGTCCATAGTGTGGGACTCTTAACAGTGAATGGGATCTGGACTCGGGTAGCCCCCGCGACACCAACGACTTCAGAGCGTCTATGAGCCTCTTGTAGCTTCTGGAAGAAGTTAATATCGGTAAGTCTAACATCGTCTTTAATGAAACACACATAATGATCTTCATACTTTTCAGTAAAGAACTTATTATATGCAGCAGAATAACCCATGGTGTTATCCGCAACAATCTCCAATGTGAGTGGTGTCTTTACCGAGCCACCAGTATAAACACTATTCAGATAGATCTGGTTTTCGATTGTTTTGTATTCCGAAGTTTCTTTATATTTTGCTTCGGATGAGTTCGTCACAACTACTAATACAACTGGCTTGTCGTATTTTGTAGCCGATTCGACGGTTCTTTTTTCGACGATATTAAGGAAATCTTGCTCCTGACCCTCCAGCTTAAGGTTATCTTGATTATCCAGTTGTTTGCACCGTTTATTGATTGCTTTTGCAATCTTTTCGATTTGAACGCTGGTTTCGTCAACTATAGGTTGTGTAGACATAATTTATATTAGCAAAGAAATCCGGTTTTGCAAGTATTTTAGTATAAATAGTAATATGAGTAACAAGGTAAAGAGTCTTTTTTCCCAACATCTTCTCAGCGAGAGAGATGATAGTGTTTTTAAGGACCGCGAAAGGGGCGGTCCTCCAGAGGATATGGGTAGTGGTGAAGGGTTTGAAGATTCGCTGGACCCAGATTCAACCCCCTCGGATTTTGAAATCGAAGATTTAGGTTTTGACGAAAGTGATGAGATGGAAAAAATCATTTTAAACATTTACAAAAAGAATGAAATGTTTAGTAAATTTTACGAAGAATTGGTAGGGCCTAATAACGAATCCAATTTAACTAGGTTGCTAGCTTTAAGTGATAGAAGTGACTCTATCGCAAACGGAGCTTTACAACAACTCAAGAAACCTATTCTCAATGGTGTCAAGGCTACTCAAGAAATTAAAGCGGTATTAGACCAAATGGCAAGTGCGGAACCATCTCTTCGTAAGAAAGTTGAAGCATTAAATGCGGTATAATGAATGATTACAAAAGCAATGTTGTTGATAGCTTCCTAGATTGTATCTACGGAAAGGTTGAAGAACAGCCCATCGAGGAGAAGTATGTTAAAGGTGATGTTGAAAATGCACATAAATATGACCATAACATTATCATAGAAACAGGCGAAGTTAATTTCTTCAAGACTATGGATATCGTTTTGCAAGTTGTGGGCATGTTGGAGGTGATCATAACCGAGGTTCCTGTTGGCGAACTTCATTACTATGACGATTGGCCTAAATCTAATTTTGCAGGGCAGGGCATCTTTGCTACTGTCCAATTCAACGTAAAGCCTTAAGTTTACCAACTAAAATTTTAGAAGCTTCTGAGCCAGAATGGGTATGTTTTAATATCTCTTCTGGCTCAATTATATCTATCTCTTTCGCTATAGCATATTCATTGAAGTCTTTATACTTAGAGAATTCACCACCCCATAAGAAAACCTTCTTGCCTTCTTTAATATAACGCATATAAACTTTGACCACATCATTTTTATCAAAGTCATTGTCGAGACAATATATAACATCATAAAGTATCTCTAAACTTTCGAGTATATTATTTTGAGCATTGTTAAACTTTATACCCCCACCTCCTATGGAGTTTTCTACAAAGAAACAATCCAGTGGACCTTCAATAACAAACACATTTTTAGATGAAGAATCCAATTTATCAATACCGTAGAACGTCTTCTTACCATTTGTGGCAGACAGGTATTTACCTATATCCATGTGCTTGCTATTTTGTGCTCTGCTCTGAAAGAAGTTCAGCCGTTGTAGTTCATCCCTAAAGGGGATAATGATCCGATTTTTATGGATGAAATCATTTCTCGAAAGAAATAACGAGCCTCTGTTTTTGGCTGTATCCAATCTCCGCTCTTGGATTGTATCCAAAGCTTTATTAACATAGTAGTCACCCTTATAGAATTCCGACTGACCGCCGTCTAATAGGTCGATACTGTCTTCGGGTAGTTCTACTCCTTTTGGCTCTTTAAAGAATTCTGCGGGGACGTGCCAGTCTCTATTGGGTGACATGAATTCGCCTCCATTGTCCTTAATCTCTTTGATTAGATCTACGAAGGGCAGATCTTCCATCTCTTTCAGAAAATTGATCTGGTCACAATACTTACCACAGTTAAAACATTTACATATTTTAGTATCTGCGTAATAATAGAATCGTTTCTTCTTACCCCACGAAGAATCCTCCATACAGAACGGACAGCAACCTAAGACATTACCGTTCAATTGCCTCTTTGCAAATCCTACATGCTCAAAGAGCTTGCTTTCAAAGTATGTTTCAGGGATTTCTATCATAATTTATTATTGATCTTACCCCAACTATAATTAAATGCAAGAGATATGAAGAGATTTGATCAAATAATTGAGGAGATTGCTGGAACTTTAGACAATAACGCAATCCCTACTATCAACGACAAACCATATCAAAAATCTCAAGACTACACACCCAATTCAAACACCCCCGCTAAAAAAAGAAATGAGAATGACCAAGGAAAGATAGCTGGTAAATATTTCAAAGGGATGGATAACACTAGCGGTAAGATGGTTTCTGATAGAGACAAAGAAAAGAATACTAGAAAAGGTTCTATGAAAAGAACCTTAGAACAATCAAGATCTGGTTATAGTAAAGTGATGTCTCAAGATGCATTTGATAAGCTACTGAATAATTCTGGTGGCAGATCTCTCAATTTTGGTGATGATGGTGGTTGGAAGATGCTTAACAGTAAGACCGCGCAATATCAAGCTAAGAAATTGAGCAATGGTAAGATCAGATTGCGGACGGTGAGGGTGAAAGAGAATCAATCAAACTCCGAATCTGAGTAAAATCTCCCGAGTTTTGTAATACGTCATATAGTTGTTGATCATCAAGAAAACCGTGTCTAATATTATGTAAGTTTAAGAACTGGACATATTCATCCCAGAATGTGATGTATAACGCCCTTAACATAATTAACTGTTCTTCCGCAGAAACACCTTCGTCAATTTTAAAAGTTTTCTGAACTTTATCAATGCATTGTTCGGTGACCGCATCCTCTTGATCCATAACAACAAGAGGTTTCATATATTCTAAGATTTGATTGAGGTCTATTTGGCCTACCTCTTTAGAGTGTCGCAGTAAATCTAATTTCATCATAAGTTATGATAGCAGATTCTATATCTGATTCAAGAGATTTCTTTGGATTTTTTTGTTGATCAAATCGTGCCATTTTTCGGCATCGGGAATTTCGGGTAAAAAGTCGGTTGCTATTTTCTGTCCAACTCGTTCCTCGGTATCTTCGTCGATTCTCCAGAAACAATAACCCCCAACATCAACACCATCATAATCCATTTCACTGAGAGGGAAGCTAGTTCCGGTAGTCATAGATGAATTAATTTCTTCATCGTTCGAGCTTTCTGGTGGAACTACTAATATTAGAATTCTACTATATGGTTCGTTGGTTTGTTGGTAGAATAATCTTTCACCTACAAATACCTCACTAGTAGGGGTTAAAAGTGGGCCTTTGTTATTAGGGTTATATTTACTATAGATATCTAAAGAACCAAAGGCATCTTCATATGTTAAAGAACCGAGCTTAACTAAATCAACAATACCGGTAGGGCTATTATCCAAAAATGTATTCTCATCTAATCCTAACATTTCACCTATTTGTGCTGTTGTGGAAATATCGGTTAAATCAATATCTGTATTGTTTGGGCCAAATTGTGAAATCTTTTCTTGGAATGTGTTTGTAAAGTCGGCATCAAATATGCGATTTAACATCAAAGAAGTTGTTGAATTAGCATTGCTGAACAGAATGCCTTTTCCAAAATAATCGGGAATATCAAACTGTTCCATCTTAGGCATTAGCGAAAATTCGGAACCCAAGAATTCAGTATGGAATGGGTCTTCGTCGGCTCTAATACATGTATCCAATTCTTTTGTTAAAGTTCCGCCAGAATAATCTACCGCGAAAGTAAGAGTTTCATCAACCACCCTAGCCGTAGGAACATCCCTAACGCATCCACATTCGTCGGTGATGCTTATTGGTTCTGTTTCCGATAAGGTAGGTGTAATTTCGCCTACAACGCATCCTGTGGGCGTCTGTGTGCAAGAATCCACACTTTTAAACCAATTATCGCTGAACAGTTCGTCAACTATGGTCAAAGTTACATCCACCTCCAAACTAGCCAGACTCACATTCCCTGCATCTGTATAAAATACGGGAGAACCATCCTTTGATGGTAGTATTAAAACTGGATATGGATACCCCGACCAGAAACAATCAGGCAATGTATCACTGAACAAAGGTCTGACAATTAATGTATCAGGAACCTGAGCAATTTTGGTGTGGGTCACCGTTGCAGAAATATTGGAGTTCGAAGGCACAGTAGTATTTATAGTTACGTCAACATTTCTTCGCCATCATCACCCATATCCTGCCCGCCGCCTTCTCTATTGTTGAGATATAGTAGAATGTCTTGCGTTTCCATAGGTGACATCTTCATAAAATCTGTAAAACTTATCTTAGCCTTTTCGGAAAGGTTGGTCATATTCTGTAGCAGACTTTCAGAACTACCGGAAAACATATACTTAATTAAAATAGGTATAAGCTCCAATCTGAAAGTTGTTTTGATTTCACCTATCTCCATCACGAGTTTATCATCTTCGAAAAGAGAAAAAATATCATCAACATGTTTCTGATAATCTTTAAAAATATCAGAAACACTATAGGGTAAGTTATCATATAATAACTTTCTCGTTGAATACTCTTTGATGGTGTCGCCGTCAAAGGCTTTAAGAGCACATAATGTAATAAGATTTCTTTTTATCTCTAAGCTCTTTTCAGTTTCCGAGGAATTGTTTAACATATATTCCCTTTGCATCTCGAAATCATCCTCAAGAGTGAGCATATCGAAAGTTAGGGTATGGCCTTCAAATTCATACTCCTTTCGGAAGTCGTGCTGTCCTAGCTCATTGATAACCTCCAGCCAGTCTTTTAATTCATGATATTGTTCTCTATCACCCAAATCAAAAACCATCGAACTGTCAACACAAGTAACCCTCCAATAAATAAAAATAGACATGACATCCAACAATGTTAGAACTGTCATATCATATTCTTTTTCAACCCAACAATCCGCGATAATGTCGTTTTGGGCACACATAGAGTCTACGAGACTATCCTGCGTTTTAAATAATGCAAAAAGGTGGTCGTTCCTAAATTCCCTGAATCTAAGATATTTGTTTAATGACGGTATGTATACTAATCGAGTATTAGTGATCATCTAAATAATTAGAAACTTATACTCGATTATTCAACAACTTCGTAATCGTCAGCTTCGAGATAAGCAATCAAAGCATCTGTTTGGGCTACTAGATCAGAAGCCGTAAGACTTTCTTCCCCGCCTGAACCGTAGTAAGGTGTTCTGGTTCCGCCCGTCCAGTATTTTTCCTCAACTTTGTTCGCCGCATATGTAGCAGCATCATCATTAAGATTACCTGCATAAAATGGGTCATTTCTTGGATTTGTTCCTGCCATATCTTTATTTATGGCAGGAACATTCCAAAAACGAACACATTAGGAATTAGGTGTGGGAAATTTGTGCTTCTTCTCGTCCCAAGAGATACTATAGTTAGAAACTCGACCTACTAGAAATCGATTCCAACCAATAACCAAATTTGCCATAACCTCTGTTCTGGACATGCGTCTGTTTGATTTGCGTTTGTTTCGATCCAACTTTTGATACAAAGCCCAATTCTGACTATCTCGGTTGAGGCGTTCACCATTAAGAACTTGCTCAAGATAATCTTGTGCTTTAACTGGATCTTTAGCGGATAGCAACCAACTAACGAAAGCTGAAATTGTTCCGTTTACTACGTTTGTGGTATAGCGTTTCATGTGTCCCGTAATCTCGGGTTCATCTTCGACTCTATCTTTGATTTGATTAATCGAGATTTGATTAGAACCCTCAAACCTTTTTCCGGTTTTTTTGGTGTCCACTTGGCCTTCTTTTTCATAAGCAATAACAGTTCTCATAAAAGATGAGAGTTGGGTTGGGTTATCGTAACCCAACAACCCCAAATGGTGTCCATTAGTTCTTGGTCTACCCCCGTCGAGAGACATGAAAATTACGGGATCTGCACCAAATTCGATTTTAAACAGAACAGGTGTTTCTGATTTTATCACTGCGAGTAGTCTGGTTTGACCGTTGAGTAGTCTACCTGTATGATCAAAATAAATACTCTCTCGGTTATATACCCAGTTATTTGTTGTCATATCGGAAGCGTATTTACTCACTGACGGGATACTGATACCTCGGTTTTTTGTATTAAAATATTTTAGAATATATTTTGCTTCGGCTGGAGTGATAATCCGCTTTTCCGATTTCTCAAAGGGTGTTTTTCGTTTAGGTGGTTCGAACTTCACAGTTTCACCTTTAATCATTTCTGCATACCATGTATCAATACGAGACTTTTTTACTTCTGTTTCTTTCTTTTTTGCTTTTTGCATAAATTTATTTGAGCTTGAGCGATTTGCGGATATTTTGTTCTTGCCTTTCCAAGACATCGGGCGGAACACCATGATCATTTACATTGTCATGACGCTTTTCAATGACCACTACAAATACGGTATAATCATACTTCTCAGCATAATCCTTGTATTTGTTAAATTCCCAGTCAGAAGTGTTGGTGTTGGCAACAACGATATTGGACTTGAAAGTCTCGATAGCGTTCTGAAACTTATCGAAGCACTCGAAATGAGCATCTTTGATGTGGCTAACATCGAAATTGTAATTCCCGTCAGAGTCGGTGAAATAATCATCAGCACAACACACTACGGTATCGGTTCCGAGACTAGCGAGGTAATCTGCGAATGAACTTTTGCCGCTGGAGGACGTTCCTCTCAAAATAGTTAAAATTTTCCGTTTTGGTTTGTTAGTAGGACTAATTAAGTTCATATGGGTGAATATAAGAGAAATTGTTCAGAATGTCAATCAGAAATTGTTTTTAAGTCGTTTAAAAATTTTCAGAACTCCGAAGTTAAAAATGATTTGTGTAGAAGCTGTAAAGCGATACTAAAAAGAAAAAATATTAAAATAGTAAAAATAAGGAAATGTCCAAATTGTAAAAAAGATATAACTTATTCCTCTATTTCTGCATTTAATAATGGCAATAATAATAATTCCAGATGTAAATCATGTGTAACAACAGGTAGTAAAAATCCTATGTTTGGCAGAATAGGTAATAAGAATCCTCGATTCGGTAAAGAAAATAATTATGATATATGGCTAACCAAATATGGAAAGGAAGTAGCCGACGAAAAGATGAAAACCTGTGTTAATAAAATCAAGAATTATACTTACCCCGAAAGTAGAAAGGAAGAATATCGAACTAAATATTCGGGAAAAAATAGCCCCAGATACGGTGGGGATTCAAATTATAAAATTTGGTTGAAGAAATATGGAAAAGAAGTAGCTGAAGAAAAAATGGGAGAATATAGAAAAAAACAAAGCATAAACAGTTCGGGTGAAAACAATCCTATGTTTGGAAAACCCTCACCCAATGGTTCGGGGAATGGTTATTCGGGGTGGTTTGATAAGACATATTTCCGCAGTCTCCGAGAGCTAATGTTTTTAATTTATGCTAAAAGATTTAATATGGATATTGAAAATTTAGAAAAGAAAAAATACAAAATACCTTATGAAGACTATACAGGTAAAATCCGAAATTATTTTGGGGATTTTATCGTTAATGGTAGATATTTTGTAGAAATAAAACCAAAAAAATTACAAAGTAGTCCAAAAAACATATCAAAAAAAGAAGCAGCTTTAGTATTTTGTAAAGAAAATGATTTAATCTTCAAATATATAGACCCACCCATCAATAATAAATTGTTAAAAAAACATCACAAAAGGGGGGATATTAAATTTTTACCAAAATATGAAATCAAATTCCAAGAATATAATAAATCGTTAGATCAATAATTTCCACTCTTCAATAAGATTTTTAACTCTTTCAATATATAAACTATCTGTGGGTGTGTCCTGATCACAGTTTTCTAGGGATGTAATAATTTCCTTTGGGCGCGGATATTCCACTACTGGGTTACGTGCTTTGATTTTATCTTTAAGATCCATATTGTTTGTTGATTTCGTTGGTGATATAGTCTGCTCTTTCGACGTAAAAGTCAATGTTTTTATCGTAGTTTTTTAACTTTTCTTCAAAATCTTCAGCATCCTTCCATTGCTCAATATAACCCAATCTTCTATTTCTGAAAGAATTCCTATCAGCAGTAATTTGTCCGAGAAGATCCACTAGTTCTTTTTTCGTTAAAACCACCGAAGCAGCCCACTCAGGACCATCGTATTCGAAAACTTTGGTGTTAAGCTTTACATCCGTTTCATTCGGATTGAATGGAATTGTTAAAGTCATATTATTCTTCGAGTTTGTATTGAACTTTTAATTCGTAGGTAACATATAGTGTGAAACCACTTTCGATTACTTTTGAGGGAATGCCTTCGTCAAGTAATACTTGCTTCCAGTCAAGAGAATCCGAATATTTTGTTTCTGTTGATCCTGTTGCTTCCCACCAGACAACGTGAGCGTATTTATAAGTCTTCATTAAAATGAGTTGATTTTAGCGATGAACCAAGGTCGGGCAGTGTTTGCAATCGCTCCACTGACATCTTTCTTGGACAAATCATT